ATGCCCCTCACTGATACCGCTGTTCGTCAGGCCAAGCCGGCGGACAAGGACTACACGCTGACCGACGGCGACGGTCTTTCGCTGTTTGTCGCCCCAAACGGTACCAAGAGCTGGCACTTTCGCTTCAGCTGGCATGGGAAACAGCCGCGCATCTCCCTGGGCACCTACCCGGAAATCTCCCTTCGCGAGGCGCGGTGCATGCGCGATGAGAGCCGCGCAATGGTGGCCAAGGGCATCGACCCTCGCGCACATCGCAGGCAGGAGAGGCGCGGCGCCGCCGACCAGGTAGCCTCGACCTTCGAGGCCGTGGCCAACCGCTGGCACGACTTCAAGAGCCCGCGATTGACTGATGGGCGAAAAGGCAGCGCGGCCCAGTCGCGCCGGTATCTGGATAAAGACCTGATACCGGTACTCGGCAAGATACCGATGGCCGAAATCACTCGCGCCGATGTACTAAGCGCTGTACGTCGCGTGGAGAAGCGTGGCGCCTTCAATGCGGCCGAGAAATGCAGAACCTGGCTGAACCAGATCTTCCGGTACGCCATTGCCGAAGGGGTGGTGGAGGTCAACCCGGCCTCCGACCTGGACATCGTGGCCGCGCCACAACCGCCGGTGAAGCACAACCCGATCTTGCGCGAGGACGGGCTGCCGCAGTTCCTGGTGGCGCTGCGCAACTATCATGGGTCTCGGCTGACCAAGGCGGGCGTGCGCCTGCTGCTGCTGACCGGCGTGAGGACCATTGAACTGCGCAAAGCCGCGCCTGATCAGTTCGATCTGAAGGCTGCCATCTGGAAGGTGCCGCCCGAAGGCGTGAAGCAGCTGCGGAGCCGGGTGAGAACAGAAAGTGGGGAAATTCCGCCGTACATCGTACCGCTGTCGCGGCAGGCGGTTGAGGAGGTGCGCGAACTGATGAGGGTCAGCGGGCGCTACCGCTATCTGCTTGCCGGGCGGAACGACCCGAACAAGATGATGAGCGAGAACACGCTGAACACAGCCATCAAGCGCATGGGATACACGGGAAAGCTGACGGGCCACGGCATACGCGGCACGATCTCAACCGCCCTGAACGAGAAGGGGTATAACGCGGACTGGGTAGAAGCGCAGCTTTCGCATGCAGGCGAAAACAAGGTGCGCGGCGCTTATAACCATGCTGAATACGTCGAGCAGAGGCGGCAGATGATGCAGGACTGGGCTGATCTGCTCGACGACCTGGAGGCGAGAGGGCGCGCTGCCCCCGGAGAGGGTTAATCCGAGTTTGCTGCTGGCTGCCGGCGAATGCCGCGCGCCAGCTCCAGGCGATCGCGCGCCCACTGCTGAACCTCATGCCGAACCCAGGCAACCGCGCGCCCGCCCAGGGAGACCTGAGCTGGAAACTCACCGTTCTTGATCAAATCATAGATTTTGGTGGTGCCGAGAGATGTCATCTTCTTGACTTCATCCAGGCGGATGTACTCGATTTCAGGCTCTTGAAGTTGCTGTGCTTGTGCGTTCATTGCATAACCCTTGCTCGCCGCCCGGCGGGTGGCGTTGTTCATTTTCTATCAGAGACTACTGGCGAGCAGGGAGGTCTGGCTCCCTGCTTGTCCGGGTGAGATTAGGCGCCTGCCAGATCGGCTAGGGCGAAGACGATGCCGCGGCAATACGGCCCGCCATCCTCGACCACTTCGAAGGTCTCATGCGGGATGCTGGTTTTGTACGTCCAGCTGTAGCCCGGCTCTTCGCACCACAAGGCTTCGATCTTCGGCGCCCGTTCCTTCGCTCGGGCAAAATGCGGGCAGTCCTCGCTGTCGCAGTCGTTCTGCAGCAGGTCGCCAGCCCCAAGGTAGGCGGTACCGCCATCGCAGCAGCCGATCTCGTCGTGGATGGCGCCACGGAACTCCATCAGGTCGTCGCTGGCGCCGAAAACGATCAACAAGCCGGCAGCTTTTGCCTGGGCTTCCAGGTCGCGCGAAATGCTGGCGGGGTATTCAATGCCGTTCAGCTGCTCGGCCAGTTTGGCGGCGGTCATGCCGTGGGTGTTCTGTTCGTTCATGGTCGTGCAGTTCCTTTTGTTCAAGGACAGCCGGGCGCCGGCCGAACGTAATCAGGCCCGGCCAGGCTGGCTATGTCGGTGTTGGTTGCAGTTCTAGTGGCTCCGCGCCGACTCAGCGGGCGACGCCATTGGGCGCGTCTGGTACGTAGGTGGCCGCCCCTCTGGCTCCCTGGTCGGCGTCGTTGGCCATGGTCACCAGTTGGCGCGCCATCTGCCGGAGCTGGTTCGGCGTGAGGGTGGCGTACAGGCCGGGGAAGCCGCTGTCGATGCTGACTATCGGCTGCCCGTTTCGGTCGCGGGAGTGGGTGACGGCAAAGGTTCTGCTCACTGAATGCGCTCCCATTGGTCGGTGGAAAGTTCAGCCAAGCTGCGCTGTTCGGTGATGCCTGCAGCATTGCTCAGCCACACCGCACCGCCTATCTCCAGTTCAACCCTCCATTTCTCGCCGCTGGCGCGGTGCAGGTAGGCCAGCGCCGGCCCGTCAGGCCATGGCATGTTCATGTTTTCGATCTGGGTCATCTCGGGTATCTCTGCGGGTTTCGGGCGCTTGGCAGCGCAGGCAGTCGCATTTGTCGACGGGGCGGCGAGTGCCGCGGCAGATTGCAGGTCTGCTCATTGGGATTGTCCTTCTTGGGCGGCGCTGAACAGGTCGGGCGCCGGCTTGCGTGCCCGCCTGAGCGGCAGTTGATGTTTGCTGAAAAAATCGCGGCGAGCGGCGAGCCAGGCTTTATAGGCCCAGCCGCTGCGCTTGCTGTGATAGGGATAGCTGTCGTCGATGGCCTTGGCGATGCTCAGGGCATCCAGCCCCTGCGAGGCTGCCTGCTGGCGCTCGCGCTCCATGTGCTCCCAGGATAGGGCGTACCAGGTCATGACGGCTTTGCCTCGTCTGACGGCGCAGCGTCTGTCTCGAAGAACATGAGCTGCCCCTTGCAGGGCACAAATGGCAGCGGCTTCGCATCGGCCAGGACGAAGCCGAACTTGCCGAAAAACCAGGGCGAAGCGCTGTCGCCCACGCAATCGGTGACGGTGGCCTGGCCGACCACGCCGCCGCGCTCCAGCTTGTCGAACGCCGGCAGAGTGACGGCCAGCTTGTTGCATAGACTGGCGGCGTCCTCGTATTCGTCGCGGGTCATACCCTTCGCCGCATGGATCAGGACGGGGCCGCGAAAGCGGGTCGGCCAGCTTCTGTTCTCAATGTCCTTGTGCCCGTTGACGATCAGCCAGGCCCAGGGCTGGCGAATGCTGAGCGCCTTCATGCCTCACCTCCTTGATTGGTGCGGCGGTCGGCCAGTACGTCGCGGGCGGCCCGTGACAGGCCGCCCTGCTGTTCTGCCCGCAGGGCTGATGCCCTGGGGTGGAGTCGACATGGCCAGTGGGGATTGCCCTCGCCGAAGCGGATGCAGTTGCAGCCTGCCAGCGAAAGTTCTTGAGCGCTGCGAGGATCTTCCTTGAAGGCCTGCACTTCCTGCGCGGGGGAGGCGGCGAGCGCCTCCTGAGCCATATTGAGCGCCTGCTCCACATGGTCTGGCTGCCCTGCAGGCTGCTGCGCGGTAAAACGGCGCATCCAGTCCTCCTGCTCCGCCACAAGAAGTTCGCCATTCAGTCTCACCTGAGCCAGCCAGTTGCCGCCCTTGATGATGGAGTAGACGTTGGCATCTCCTTGCGCCGCCCAAGATAGATCGTGCGCAGGCTTATGCAAAGCCTGTGCGCGGGCCAGTTGCTTGACGCAGGCCGACCACCCTTGACGCGCTTCCTCGCAGAACGATTCTTCCTGTTCAGCAAGGGCCTTCCAGTGCTCAACCTCGCTCCAGGGCGAAGGGATCACAATGGCATGGGCCAGCGGTAGGTCGGAACCGTGTTGCGCCCGGGCTTTCTTACTCAGATCGTTCATCTCGCCGGCCATCTTTTCCGCAGACTCAATGCTTTTGGCCGGGTACAGGCAGTCAGGCCCCTGGGCGTGAACCGCCCATAGCTTCTCTTCAGCCATTGGCTTCGCCTCGGGAATCTTTGATGTCGTCCTCTGTGAGGACGTAGGGCTGGATGTTCTTGATGAGGTAGAAGGAGGGCTGGCAGTGCTGAGTAGCCCACACCTTGAGACTGGCATCCAGTTCGGCCTTGGCCTCGTCGGAGACCTGCGGGTAGTCATCTGCGAAGTCGCCGCCATCATAGTAGCCGCGCTCGCCGATCATCTCGATCACGTCGCTGGCATCGATATAGGAGCCAGGGTCGGGGTGCTGCGCCTGGCCGAACCATACCGTGTCACCGGCCTTGAGGTGGTCGTTGCTGCTCAGCAGGTCTTCCAGGTTGTCGTCGTTGAAGGTCTCTTCGTCAGCAGACCAGTAGGTTTTCACCTCGGGATCGCCGGCACCCGGCTGCTCTTCCTCAGCGGTGCCAACCAGCTTGCAGCAGCCTTCCTCTGGATATTCGGCGTGGTACGCGAACAGGCCAGGGCCATCCTCGAACTCAGTTCCGCCGTACAGCAAGCAAAGCTCGCCATCCAGCTGCTCGGGCAGGTTGTCGGGCACCAGAAACTCCATAGCCTCGCGGAGCTGATAGCCATTGATGATGATCCCCTTGCCGGCCTGCGCGTCCTGCAGCTTCTTGATCTCCGCGAGCGCCGCTCCGGCCCCGCCAACGGCATGCGTTTCTTCGGTGATGCCCAGGGCTCGATCAATCTCCGCCAGGCTGTATACAGCGGCGTTGAACATGTTGCGGTAGCGCTCCACTTCGCGCTGCTGTCCTTCGGCGCGCTCGCCCTCGGCCCGGCCCATGTCCCAGAACTGTTTGCCCCAGTGGTCTGCCGGCGGCGGATTGGTGTTCTGATAACCGAAAGCGATGGCTCCACAGATCGCGTCGATCAGGTCTTGCTTGTACTGGTTCGGCGTGTCGATGCTGAGTCCGTTTCGGCGCAGCTCGTTGACGATTTCGTTGGGGGTTCGGTTTTCTGCGGGCATGGGGCCTCCTTTCCGGCGATGTATGCCGGTGATTCGATGGGATGTATGGAGCGTGGTCGCCCAGGCGGGCGCGGGGTAGACTGGATGCTCGGCCACTCTCCCGGCTGGGCGTCGGGCAAGGACAGCCAGTCGGGCAGGGTGGTTGTCAGGCTGCAATTGCCTGCTGCTGGAGCCGCTTCCAGGGGTCGTTGGCGCGTGCGATCGCGGCCATCGGCGGCGGGCTGACGCTGTTGCCGCACATGAACACCTGCTGGGACTTCGTGAACTTCCGGCCATCGTGCCCGTGGCTGATGATGTAGTTCGGCGGGAAGCCCTGGGCCGCATACAACTCGTGCGGCTGCAGCATGCGCAGGCAGATATCGACGATGACGTAGGGGTCGCCGCCAATCCAGACCGTGACCAGGGCCAGGCGATCCTTGGTGGTCAGGGTGTGCATCGGGTCGCGCAGGTCACCCCATTGGCCTCCCTCGCCGTAGTAACGCATCAGGAAGGCCGCACAGCGCAGGGCGCCTTCCTCCGCCTCTGGCGAAAGGTGCAGTTCCACCAGCGCTGACTTACCACCGCCACCAGCAGTAATGGTCGGCGCTGGGTCATCCAGGCCTTGGCCCACGCTGGCGCCGAACTGACGCGACAGGAAGGCCGAAGCAAGCGCATGGTGCTGGCCGCCCGCACTTACTGTGTGCAGGGGATCTGCTACGTCCCGCGCATCGCAGTTGCCGCGCAGGTGTACCAGGTTTGCCGTCACAAGCCGCTGCTGGCTGCATGTGTTGGTCAGCGTGGAAATCGTGTCGTCCAAGCTGCGGGAGTGCATGACGTTGAAACCGCCGTTGGCCTGCTCAAGAAAGGCCGTAGCGATCCCCATTGCATGCGCGGCGCCGGCTGGGCGCTTGCAGTTGCCGCCGGAGGTGATCGTCGGCAGAGGCTGTTCGAGTGGCAGGCCGCCCTCGTCGAAGCGGAACTTCACCAGTTGCGGCGCCACCGCGGCAAACGATCCGCCGCGCGGCCAGGCCGTCACGGTATTCAGCGGCTGATCTACCGGCTGGACAGCATCGCGCGACCAGTTGGCGATCGGCACGATGAAGGGCTGCGCCTTGCCGATCACCTCGCGCTGGATGCCCTTGGCGATGCGTCGCATGGTGGCCCCTGCCAAGGGTTTCTTGCGGTCGAAGATGGATTGGCTCGGGATAGACCAGTCAATGCACTCGGCCGCAGTGCGATAAGGCTTCTGCCCCTTTGCCGGCTTGGCTGCGTGAGTTGGCTCCGGCCAGGCGACAGGCTGCCCGTCGCGCCGCGCCACCAGGAAAAGGCGCTCCCGGCTGGTTGGCGCGCCGAAGTCGCAGGCCTTGAGGATGCGATGCTCGACCACGTACCCCAGCGCTTCCAGGCTGGCCAGGAACTTGCGCCAGGTGGCGCCCTTACGCTTAGGGTCGGGCACCAGGAACTGCTCGTCGCGCGGCACGCGCTCACCCTTGGCGGCTACGGTGCCGTCCAGGCGCATTACGCGCCCAGTGTGCTTGCAGCGCTTGGCGATCAGCGGGCCCCACTGGCGGATCTGCTTCACATTCTCCAGGCTGATGATGCGCGGCTGACCGATGCCCGCCCATTTGATCACCACCCACGACAGGTCGCGGATTTCCTTCTTGCGCGGCTGGCCGCCTGCTGCCTGGCTGTGATGAGTGCAATCTGGCGATGCGTGAAACCAGCCGATGCGTCGGCCAGCCAGCACCTGCACCGGGTCAACCTCCCAGACGTCCGTCTGCAGGTGCAGGGCGCCCGGGTGATTAGCCTCGTGCATGCTGATCGCCGCCGGGTTGTGGTTGATGGCGATATGTACCGGGCGGCCAAGACCCATTTCCAGGCCAGTACTGGCGCCGCCGCCCCCGGCGAAGAGATCGACGTTGATTTCTTCGTCTTGCTCGGTGAGAGGGAGGCCGTATTGGGTGCGGAAGTCGAGCGGTGCGGGCTTCTTCAGTGAAGTCATGCTATTTCCTTGGTGTCGATAAGGTTGGCCGGCTCCCAGGCCGACTCGCAAAGCCCGTAAGCGCTTGAGCAGGCAGTACCATCTAAGGATTCGGTGATGAAGTCGAATTGCCGGCCGCCGCGTGAGGTTTGGGCCCACTCGATCATGCGGTCGATGCCATGGGTGTGATGGGTGATGGCATCTGTCTTGCGTACCGTTGGATCATTCACGGCGGCAAAGAAGGTTGCGGCGCCCCGCTTGCTAGCCAGGCTGACCAGTCGCTCCCACTCCCTTACTCTGGCCACCTGATCAGGCCAGCGCAGGGCTATTTCGCGCAGCTCATCTTTCGAGGCGTTGACGCATGGCATGCAGCCAACGCGGCCGCAGCCCTGCAGGTAGAGAGGGTTGGGCTTGATGCCGAAAATACGATGGGCTTCGAAGACGTCGTCGACAGTCCAGCGCAGGATTGGTCGATAGTTGAACAGCCCCCCCCCAACTGATTCGACTGCTTTCACGCATGCGCCTGTGCCCTGCAGTCGCATGCGGCGTGCTTGGCTTTCGTCAAGGCGCACGCCTTGCCAGGAAAGCAGCATGCTTTCGCCGTCCATCAGCGGCATGAACACTTGGGTGATGATCGGGTCGCGCTTGAGTTCATCAGTACAAAACTGCGCACGCCTTGATGGGAATCGGCCCTTCCAGAGACAAAGGTCAAGGTAGGGAATGCCAGTCGGCTGCAGCACTTCCAGGGCGGCCGCCACGATGTGTTCCCGCACACCCTGCTCGCGCCACTTGGTGGCTACAAATTCGCGCTTGCGGGCGATTTGCGCAGTGAAGTCAGCGCGCACCCACTGGATCGGAACGCCCGCGGCCTCGGCCAAGTAATGAACGTATTCGTAGGTTTCTGGGTGCTCATGCCCGGTATCAGCGAACACTGCTTGCATATTTGGCACCTCAAGTGCCTGGGCAAGCAGAAGCAATGCGGTAGAGTCTTTGCCGCCGCTGACGCTAACGATATTGTGGGTGGTCATGCTATGGATTCCTGCCGGCCTAAGAGGTTGAGTTGGGCTTCTTCCTCGATCACGGCCTGACGAAGATTTGGAGATACGCGCATCCATTGGGCAAGTAATTGCGCGCCGCCGGAGGCCGGCGGCGACGGAATGCCTTTGTGGCTATGCCGGGAGGAGTTAGTCGTCGAAGCCGTAGGAGAAGTCGTCCGGCTCGCAGTCGACCAAAAGCACGGCGTTGCCGAAGTAGAGCGAGGCGAGCATGCGCTCCCACTCGCTGCGCACGGTCATCTTGAGGTCGACTTTCTTGTCATCGAGATGAGCCGAGTAGACCTCGCCGAGGCGCACCGCTGAGTCCCACTGGCTGGCGCCGGGGCGCTCCTCGCCGGTCAGGCGCACGCAGATGCGGTGCTTCAGGCTGTAGTCGTTGCGCGCGCTGCGGGCGTAGCCTTTGCCCCGGTATTCGTCTTCCGGCTCTGGGTCGAAGTACACCGACAGGTGAGTGGAGCCATAGCGGGTGTCTTCCTCGAAGCGAATCTCCGGCGCCGACCAGTGATCCCGGGCCGCCTCTTCCTTGTGGGCATCGACGAACGACTGCAGCAGGGCCTTCAGCGATACCTCGCCGGTGATCAGGCCCTCGCCGGTGAGCACCTCGCTGATCGCCTTGTCGGCGGTCTTCAATACCAGCGACTCGACGGCGGCCTGTTCCCAGCGTTGCCGCAGGAGCGAGGCGACCATGGCGTTGTACTTGGTCAGCTCGAAAACATCACTGACGTTGGCCGGCATGGCGGCGGACATCGCCTCCTTCACCGCCCTGGTAAAGTCGCCGTAGGAGCGAAACAGGTCGTCGACCACGGACTGGAACATCTTGTCGATGCCGGCGTCGATCAGTTCGCGCGGGCGGTCGCTGTTGGCGTAGTCGGAAATGCGCTCCGTCAGGAGCTGCTGCAGGGTTTTCTGGGTCATGATGGGCGCCTATGCCTTGTGCCGCGCGATCTGGTCTTTCAGCTGCGCGGGCAGGTTGCGAATGGTCAGGGTGTCGCGGCCGCTGTCGAACTCGACTTTCGAGCCCAGCAGGTGCGACTCGAAGCTGATCGACAGCCCCTCGGTACGCCCGGTGAAGCGCCGGAACTGGTTGAGGGTGCGCTTGTCCGGCGGAATCTCAGGCGACAGGCCGTAGTCCTTGTTGCGGATGTGGTCGAAGAAGGCTTTGGGGCGATCTTCGTCGATCAGCCCGGACAGCTCTTCCAGGGTGATCGGCGCACCAAGGCGGGCCTGCGCGGTGGCGTAGCCGACCAGGGCGCTGGTCTTCTCGCGGGCCTGTTCTTCGGGCAGGTCTTCGCTCTCGACGAAGTCGCTGAAGGCCTTGAGCAGGGTGCGGGTCTCGCCCGGGCCGTCGACGCCTTCCTGGCAGCCGATGAAGTCGCGGAAGTAATCGTTGATCCTTCGGCCGCTCTTGCCCTTGATGAGCGAGATGTACTGGCGGGACTTCGGATTGTTGCGCCACTCGCTGATGTTGATGCGCGCCGCCAGGTGCAGTTGGCTCAGGTCCAGGTACACCGTCGGCGCAACGCCCAGCACCACGCCGAAAGCGTCGGTTACCGCCACCCCTTCGCTGTGGTGCAGCAGGGCGATGGCCAGGTAGTCGGTCATGCCCTGCTGGTAGTGGGCGAAGAACACATGGCCACCGGCGGCGAGACTGGATTCCTCCATCAGCTTCTGCAGGTGTTCGACGGCCTGGCGGCTGAAGGCGGTGAAATCCTGCTCGCTGTCGAGGTAGTCCTTCAGCCAGCGGCTGAAGGGGTAGGCGCCGGACTCTTCGATGAACAGGCCCCAGGTCTTGTTCGTCTTGGCGTTGTAGGCTTCGTTCAGGTCGGCCAGCAGGTTGTCGCGGGCTGGCGAGTCGGCCAGCTCGCCCTCGCTGATATGCAGCACTGCAGGGTTGCCATCGGGTTTCTTGTCGATGTGGTGGATGATCGCGTGGCGGATTGGCATGGCGCCTCCCGTGGAATTGGCTAGATAGATTGCGGAGCTTCTTCGCCGCCCAGCGCTTCGATCAGGTCGGGCAGGAACTCGCGGAAGGTCAACATCATCAGCACGAAGCTGGCATCCTGCTGGGCCAGGGCGTCGTCGCTGCCGTCCTGTTCGGCCTGCTCCTGCAGCACGTCTTCGAAGCGCAGGCGCTTGATGGTCAGCTTGTCGTCGAGTACGAACGACAGCTTGTCCTGCCAGGCCAGTGACAGTTGGGTGACCTGCTTGCCGGTGGACAGGTGCAGCTGGATTTCCTCGCTGGCCAGGTCTTGGCGAGTGGCGGCGATCTTGCCCCCGTCCTCATGCGTATCGCACAGGGTGGCCCGGTCCAGCACATGGAAGCCTTCGGCGGCCTGCTGGCGCTTCAGCCAATCTGTCAGGGTGGCGCTCGGCGCGATCTTCACCGACAGCGGGCGTACCGACAGCGAGCCGATCGCTTCGCGCAGGGTCGACAGCAGGTCTTCAGCTTTTTTCGGGCTGAAGGCATCCACCAGCACCAGGCCGCGCTCCGGGTCGATGGCGGCGAAGGTGGCGCTCTTGCGGATGAAGGCGCGGGGCAGGAAAGCCTGGACGATTTCATCCTTGAGCTGATCGCGTTCCTTCTTGTAGACCTTGCGCATCTGTGAGGTCTCGATCTCGTCGACCTTCTCCTTCAGCGCGTCGCGCACCACGCTGCCGGGCAGGATGCGCTCCTCCTTGCGGGCTGCGATCAGCAGGAAGCCGTTGCCGGCATGCACCAGCGGCGCGTCAGGGCCTTTGCCCAGCGGCGCAGTGAAGCCGTAGGTGCTCAGCTCTTGGCTGGCGCAGGGGCGGGCTGGCTTGGCGGCCAGCGCGGCTTCCAGCGCCTCGGCGCCCAGAGGAATGTCTTGGGTGAGGCGGTAGATCAGTAGGTTGCGGAACCACATGCGGGGATGCTCCAAAAAACGCGCGAGCCTGCTTCGCAGGCTGAAGGGCCGCCCGCTCGGCGGGCTGGCCCAGTTACATGACACAGGCCACAGGACCCATTACACCTTTGCGAGGCGGCCGCCGACGTACACGCTCGCATTCGACGCGGAGGAGCCGACGGACAGAGGAAACAGGCCGGCGTTCGAGCCGTTGCCCCAGTAGCCACCGTGGTAGGCCACGGCGTTGCTGTATGCCCAGGTGTAACAGCGGTAGGCCGAATCCTCGCGATCCTCGCGGGTCTTCTTCGGGAGGAAGACGGCGCCGAGGTCGAAGCCTTCGCCGGAACGGTTGTGGCGGCGGTGAATCCAGCCATCCGGCGCCTTGGCTCCGGTCGGCACGTACTCGCAGCGACCCTCGGCATCCCAGATCCGGTAGCGCAGGTTTTCGTCGGTCTGCAGGCCGTCGACCATCTGCCAGACGTTGCCCCAGAGGCCGACGATTCCGCGCCAGGTGGCCTGAGCGACGGTGGCGTCATCCACCGGCAGGGCGCCGCCGCCATTGACGTGGCCGGAGCCAAGCACCGATTGCGCGTCGGCAGTGCCGAGTTCGATCAGGGCCAGCATCTGGATGGCGGCCAGGTGGTAGATGCTCCAGAGCTGGAAGCCATCGCCGCGCTGCGCCGCCTGCTGCATGGCGGGGAAGTCGATGCGGGTCAGCGGCTTCAGGCCGGGCTGCGACCCGAGTTTTTCGCCGTCCGGCGTGCCCTGGTACTTGCCGACCCGCACCTGGGCGAGGTCTTCGCCGTCCTTCTTGAAGGCGGGGTGCAGGCTGAAGCCGTCGGCTGGCTGGTTGCTGATCCAGAGAGCTTTCTTGCCGTCGTGCTCGCCGCTGGCGACGACGCCGGTTCGATAGTAGAAGGCAGGGATGCGAACCATGTGCTGGCCGTCAACCACCTCGTCGACGATGCCGGCATAGGTTGGGTGGTCGTTGAAGCTGGAGGCGTCAGCCGCGATGCTGTTGCCGTCGGCGTCGATGCGCTGCCAGGGCGTGTTCTTCTTGCCGAAAATGATGCCGATGATGCTGTTCATGAGATTTCCTTTGTGCAGGAGCTATCCCGCCCGTATGGGCGTGGCTTCGCAGGGGGCGGTAAAGGGGTGGTGTTAGAGGGGGATGAAGCTGCTGCTGCGGTCGCGGGCGAAGTGGATGTCGTGATCCTTGGTGATGCGGCGCAGAGTGTTGGGGCTGATGCCTAGCTCTTCGGCTGCCAGCTTTCGGGTTTTTCCGGCCAGCGCGGCTTCCAGCACCGCGCCGGCCAGAGCATCCCGCTCAGCCTTTCGAGCCGCTATGTTTGCGTCCGCCGCTTTCCGGGCAGAGGCGATTATTGCCCCCTTGTCGCGGGGCGCTGCTGGGGGTGTTTTCTTCGGTCGCATCTCCTTACCCTCCGGATTGATGACATAGATTCGACTCAACCGCTCCCGGCCTCGGCCAAGATCGGCTTTAGCGGAAACGGAAAGCTGTACAGCCGAACCACCGGAGCGCAAATAGGACCTCATCGCCGTCTCCAGGCGATTACGGTCGGCGTCCTTGAGCTGTATGTGTCCACCTAGCATTGCTCTATTCCCCCCAAAAACAGCAGGCGCCAATTGAGGCGCCAATGGTTGATTAGGCGCCGTCCAGCCAGTGCCGGGCAGCGAACGGTATGTCGTCGTCGAACGTATCAGGCGGTGCCGCCTGCTGGCTGGGCTGCGGCGCTCGGTCGCGAGGAGGCCTTCGCGCCTGGCTTTCCTGCGGGTGAGGCCTGGTTTGCTGGCTGTTGTCGCCGGACTCGCCTCGCCCGCCGAGCAGCTGCATGGTGCCCTGCATGTCAACGATGATCTCGGTGGCGTAGCGCTTGACCCCGTCCTTCTCCCATTCGCGCGTTTGCAGGCGGCCTTCGATGTAGCACTGGCTGCCCTTGCGCAGGTACTCGCCGGCAATTTCTGCGACCTTGCCGAACAGCACAACACGATGCCACTCGACGCGCTCTTGCTTCTGGCCGCTCTGCTTGTCGGTCCAGCTGTCGCTGGTCGCCAGGGTGATGTTGGTCACCGCATTGCCATTGGGCAGGTAGCGCGTCTCTGGATCACCGCCGACGTTGCCGATCAGAATGACTTTGTTTATTCCTCGGCTGCTCATTTCCTGGCCCTTTGCTGATACCGCAAGACTGCATCAGACCGGCAAGTCCGGCACTCACGGCGACCTTTTGGATTCATGTAAGCGTTCCCCTCAAAAGCATGGCCTCGCTTGCAGTGCGTAGCCTTTTCGCGAGCGGCGTTTCCGCGAACTGTGTTTTCCTGGTTGGTAACCGGCTCAAGATGCTTGGGGTTTACGCAGTGCCGAACCCTGCACAAGTGGTCAAGCTGCATGCCTTCAGGAATTGGGCCGACGTGCCTGGCGTAGCTGTAACGGTGAGCCTTCCAGAGCTGCTTGCTCGTTACGCCAAAAACTCCATACCCCTTGTGGTCGATATGGCCAGTCCAAAGCCAGCAGCCCGAATCATCGACCTTGACCTTTTCGTCAAAGCGATCATTTGGGTCGGCAGGTGTTTTTGTGAATGCCATGCGGCCTCCTTTTTTTTGCGGGCATGCAGAACCCCGCACCGCCGGTGTGAGCCGGCGGCGGGCGGTATGCACTGGGTTAGATGTTCAGGCCGGTGGCCTGGGCTGCCTGTATGCGCCGCGTCTGATAGGCCGCGCGGCGTTTAAGGTGTTCGGTGGTGGCGGCGACGAACGCGAACAGCGTGTCGGTGCTTATGCCCAGGCCGTCGCCGGTATTGATGGCGTTGAGCATCTGCTGGGGCGTCATCACCCAGGCGTCCAAAGGAATCGCCATGTAGCGCTCGGTGTCGCCGTCGGTGTAGACCATCCAGCGCTCGGTGCCGGTCAGTGGGCGGCCGATAATGTCAGCGAAGCGTGCCGGCGCGGGCAGGGCAGCGGGCGCGGCCTGCCATTCGCCCTCAAGCGGGGCGGTCAGCAGGAACTGACACAGCTCGGGGTAGGCGCTGGCGGGGATGTCTTTGTAGGTGCCGACCTGGAACTGATCCTTGATGCTGCGGTAGACGGCGGCAAAGGAGTTGCCCGGTGCGCGGGCCAGCTCGGCGACGCGGTTTTGGATGTGGCGTTGTTGGGCCGGGGTGAGGCGATCCGGCAGGGCTTTGGACTTGGCGGGTACTTCGGCGATGCCTTCCAGCACATCGAGCACCCAGCGGCGGAACTCCTTGGCGACCTTGGTGCGCGAGAGCATGGCCAGCAGGTGAACACCGCGCAGGGAGAAGATGCGCACCTGCTGTTTGCCGCCGGCAGTGTCCAGCTCGACCAGGGCGGTCATGCTGCTGGTGAACTCGTCGGCGTTGCGGTCGAAGATTTTGCGGATCGCAGTGTCGGGCTGGTTGGTGTAACCAAGGGCCGTACCAATCTGGTATCCCCTTAACCACGGCTGGCCATTGCGATCAACGATATCGAATTGGGTGTCGCGGAAGCTGAGTGCGTGCATGGTGGTAACTCCTAGCAGTTCAATCGAACCGCCACCCCAACGCCAATCAGGGTGGACGGAACCGTGCGGGTTGGCGTACCGGGCTAGGTCCGGCGGGTCGTGAGACCCCCACACACGGCCCGCCCATAACAGGCTTGCCATGCTGCGGGCACAAAAAAACCGCTTTCGCGGCGGTTGTGTGACCGCCTAGCCTACCGGGACGCCAATCCCAGGCCGCTGATTTGGCAGCGACGAGGGAAAGGTAGCTCCGAAAGCGGCGGGCGTCAACAGGGTGTCAGGCAGCGGCGCGCTGGCCGAGGCGGCCGATGTGGGCCACCAGGGCGGTGCAGATGCGGGCGAAGTCAGAGGCACGGTAGAGCACTGCTGCGCGCTCACGCCCCACTGATTCGATACCGATGCTGCGCAGGAAGTCGGCGCTCAGCGAAAATCCCAAGCGGGCGTTGATGTCGCCGAGGTTGATGCGCTGGCCGTCGTCTACAGGCTGCAGGGCGGCTGTCGTAGCCGGCTGCAGATTGAGGGGCTTGGCCATCTCGGCGACGAATGCCGTGTCACTGAGTTCCGCTACCGGCTGGAGCGACGCTTCGGCGGCCAGGCTTTCGCGCTCTGCGGCTTTCTCGGCCCGCTCCTTCTCCAGGCGCTGGCGTTCTGCCGCATCCCGCTCCCGCTGTTCGGCTGCAATGCGCTCGCGCTCGGCCTGTTCCTTGGCTGCCTGCTCCTTCGCCAGTGCGGCGCGCTCTTCCTCGCGGATGCGCTCGCGCTCGGCTTCGGCTCGGGCCTCGGCCTTGGCCTTTTCCTCGGCTTCGTGATCGGCGATGCGGCTCTTGATGATCGCCTCCAGCGCCTCGTTATCTTTCAGAACAAGCTGCTGAGCGTCGCTGAACAGGAAGGCGTGGTCGGTGGCCAGGGTGCGCAGGCTGGCGAGGTTGACTTCAATGGCCTCGGCGCTGGCGTTGGCTTCGATTTTCAGGCGGGCCAGCTCGGTATCGGCGGCGTCCTGCAGGGTGGCGATGGTGCGCTTGCCCTTCATCACTCCGGCGAAGTCGGCGCGGATCGGCGGCAGTTGCACCTTGCCCAGGCGCTTGTTGATCGCCGCGACGTGGGCCGCAAAGGCGCTTTCGGCGGCGGTCTTGATTTCCAGTCGGCGGGCTTCCTTCTCGCTCGCGAGCAGCTTCTCCGCAAGCAGGCGGTTGTCGCGGATCAGCTTGGACATTGCGTCTTTCTTGCGCTTGATCGCGTCGACCGTCTGCACCTGAGCGAGCATCTGCGCCTCGGCGGCGTCAAGCGCGCTCTCTGCTTTCTTCAGTGCCTTGATCTGAAGGTCAAGGTCGGCGAAGTCCTGATCCGTGCGCGGCTCACGAATGAGGCGGTTGGCAAGGAAATCGCCCAGTGCCACTTCGAACACGGCGAGGTTATCGACGATCGCGACACTGCCGGTCACCTGAACCATGACAGACGGGAGGTCGTCGACCTGATTGGCCGCAACCTTCTGCGCCGGGGCTTGCGGCTCGAATGCGGCCAGGTCTTCTTCGAACTGTTTCCAGCCGGCCAGGATCTGCTCGATTCGCCCTGGCACTGGCCGATACTCCAGCCAGTGCAGGTTCTCCTCGGTGCCGTCGCTGCAGACGAAGATGGCGCGTTCGGCGCCGCTGACGTACAGCTGCTGTTCCAGCTGGGCCCAGTAGTGCGCTTCCAGCTCGCCGGCTGCGATCTGCTGAATCAGCGACTGGTTGAGCGCTTTATGCTCGAATATCACCGTTTCCAGCATGTCGATGCCGTCCAGGCTCGCCAGCAGGTTGTCGCGCGCGCCGACTACCGGGTACAGCTCTTCGCCAATCATGCGCTCGACGATAGGCCGGGCTGCGGCCTCGGCGGCGTGGCCCTTGTCAAACAGCCGCTGGGTGGCGGCGTCTACCTCCGGTGCCAGGCCTGTTTTCTTCTGCAGCAGAAGATCGCTGCGACTCTGGTACTTGGATACGCCCATCATTGCGGGCGCCTCCGAAGCAGTGAAGTATTCCGCGCGGACGGCATGCCACTCGGGCGTGCCCTGTGTCACGTCGATGATTTTCATTCGTTCACGACCTCGTATTCGGCTTCCGGAATGACAATGGACAGGATGATGCTGCGCTGCTCTTCGGTAAGCGGCGCCTTGCGCTCGACCGTGGCGACCACGTCAGTGGCGGTCTTTTTGCCGCTGAGGATGGCTTTCTCCCAGCTCGGGAAATTCTTCTCGAAGTCGTCCTGGGGGTAGGTCTCGGGAGCGCTCGGCTTGACCGGGCCGTTGCTGGTTCCGTGCCCTACGTCGCGCTCTTTCGGCGGCTCGCTTTCCAGCTCATCGGGGCTGTAAACGCCCAAGATCACGTCGGGGCAGTACAGGCGCGACCAGCGCTTGGTGGCGAGATAGGCGAGCTGCTGGCGAGGGTCGTCAGCCCACAGGGTTGAGTTGCGGGTGCGGGCCTGGGCCAGCAGCAGCTCCAGGACGCGGGGTTCCTCTTCGCCGCGGAAGGTGGCCCAGACGCGCACGCCCAGGCCCTCTTCGTCGGCCAGCTTCCAGCCGGGCTGGCGATATTCGCCCTTGTCGCCGTTCTTGATGACGAACTTGCCGACCACCTTGGTCCAGTCACCGAACCACTCGTAGTGCAGGCGATCCTTGACCGGCGCGCAGCTGGTGATCACGGCGTTGACCAGCTGCGCTTCGTAGCCGAGCACACCGTTCACCAGGTGCGTCTTCTGCGCCACGGCAAACGGGTTCATTTGCCATTGCATGGCCTGCATGATCACGGCGAGGCAGTCCGCTGGGTTGCCGTTGAAATGCTTCGGCATCGTGGCGCGGCCGGTGGCCATGACGTCCGCCAGCTTCATCATCTTGTCCAGGCTGTTGCCGTCCAGCACCAGGGCGCTGGTACTGGTGGCGGCGTGCGGCAAGGCGTGCAGCTGTTGATCGTGGGAAACTTCGGTCACTGCGTTCATGCGCGGGCTCCTTGCTTTTGGGCCACATATTCGGCCTCGGTGGCGATGCTGACCTGGCGCACGTCGCCGCCCTTGGCCCGCTCTTCGTGGATCTGCTTCTGGGCAAGGATGAAGCGCTGCTTGTCCCAGACGCGGTGATAGTTGATGACCGACGGGCGCTTGCCTGCCGGATCGGTCAGGCGCACATAGATGTCTTGCGATTGCATGAGGGGTCTCCTGGGGTGACCGAGCGTCACCCCGTGATGTGTCCGGCAAGCGCCGGAAGGATGAACAGGATGAAAAAGAAGGGCGCTGCCATGACCGCTTCCCGCGCGACCTTAGCCATGGCGAAGTTCACGCATGATCTGGCGCTGAGTGTCGACGATCGCGCGATGGCGAAAGCCGGCAAGCCAGGCTTTGAAGCGGGCTGCGCGCAGTTGCCAGAGCGTCAGCTGCGGGTTGGTCGAGGGGTAGGCCAGGTGCCACTGGCCGCCGACCCAGAAGCGGCGCGTCGGCTCGCCGGTGTGCCCGTCCTGGCGCGCCAGGGAAAGGGCGCCGCTATAGCTGCTTGCTGTGTAAATGCTGGTGGCTTTCATGTGAGGCTCCTTCTCAGTCGAACATCAGGCTGTTGTCGCGCATCGCCTGGGCCGCCTGTTCGGCGTGCGGGGCGATCAGGTTGGTGGCGAGGTCGTGAATAACCGTCCAAGTGCTCGGGCCGCCGGTCTTGCCAAGCAGCCCCTGCAGCATTTCGAACAGCTTGTCGCTCGGGCCGCGACGGGCAATCTCGATAAGCATTTGCTCAAGGTGATGCTCGTCGTCGTCTAGCGTTGAAAGGTGGTCGCGCACGGCCTGGTGCAGGCTGGCGACCTCTACGCGGATGGTGCGAACGGTTGCTGAGCTGATCAGCAGATCGTCGCCGCTGACCATTGCGGCGGCCTTGTCGTACAGCCAGTTATCGCCTTCAGTGGTCTCCAGAAAGCTCGGCTTGTCGTCCGGCGGGGTCATGTTGTCCCATGCGACCTGTCCGGCCCGCATGGCGTTGGCGTTGCGTAGTGCCAGGGATGTCATGGCGGTTACCTCGGTTGCTGCGGATATTCGGCAGCACTCAACTGACCCGCTGGTTGCCGATGGGCGCGGGGCAAGTGCTGGCGAATATGGACAGGGAGGGGCAGGCCGGCGAACCGGCCTGGCGGGGCGTCAGCCGATGGCTTCCAGGGTCGCGATGGCGGAGCGATAGTCCTGGGCGTTGCTGCGCTCCAGGGCGGCCTGCTCGTGGTTGCCTTCGGCTTCGTTGATGGGGGCATTGTTCTCGCAGACCTCGGCGGCCTGGGTGAGTTGTGCGATTGCGGCAGCGTGTTTCATTGGGGTTCTCCAGTAGAGGTGATGCGAGGGCGCATCGGGGAGTGATCTGGCCGGACGCTACTCCGGCTCTGGCATCGGTTCTCTTCTCGGATGATTGCCGCATCTGCGGTGACTGTACCGATGCCCGGAGCTTCGCCTGCCAGGCGGCAGTCCACTCGCGCGCTTGTTCCCGCGCCTCCCGCGTGTCTCCAGGGCCCATGGCGGCGCCCAGCTTCCACGCTTCAGATCACTCTTCGATTCGCCCTCGGCTCGAAGGCGTATCAGTGAAGTTTCTGTCAGGCGTGCATCCGCACGGTGACGTAGCCATTGCTGGCGACCACTCGCTCCCAGCGGTTGAACCGGATCGCGTCGCCGAACTTCTCCATGGCGGCGCGGCGGACTTGGTTGAGCACATCATCCGGTCGCTCTTTACCCTCCGGCAGGGCCAGCCAGTCCATGCGCTTGCCGTTGCTGAGGTGTGCGTCGATGTTGAACTGAGCCATCGTATTTCCTTCTCGGGTGACTTCCCGGATGCCCCTCTTGGGGAGGGGCATCGAGGAAATCGGTGTTGCTGGCCTCCGTTATTCGGCACGGTGGGCTTGCCTGAGCCAGGGCAAAATGCCCGGCCAATCTCGTTGCGCGTCTGCCGGGTTTCCCCACCACTGCCCGCTGCCGCTACTGGCGTCGCATCGGGTGGCTGCGCAACTTCGCGTGCTCGCATGTGGGAGCACGGCAGGTTCCATAGCCTGCATGGGCGACGATTTAGCTTGCTCACCACCGGCGGGTTGGGCCGGTACGTCACTGGGTCACGTCGAATTGTGTAAAGAGCGCTGGCTTTCGCCTGACTTCGGGGGCTTTCCCGTCGCCGTGTAAGAATAGTAGACGCAGTCTAATAAATGAGTCAACGACGTTATCTAATTTTTTATTTTTGTCGAAAAAAAACGCCGTAAATCGACGGCGTCTATTTTCCCGATGCTCTCGGGATTGGCGTTCTGGGGCTGATCGCTACGGGATTGTGGTGCTGGAGAGATAGGCGTAGGCGGCCTGGGCCTGCATAAACTGCTCGGCCGACCCGCCCTTATCAGGGTGGGCCCGAGCAATGGCGCGGCGGTATGCGCGCTTGAGTGCATCCGGCGGCAGCGGCCAGGATGGCAGGGAGAGGGTTTCGATTGCCCATGGCAGGCTGTTCGCCGGCAACTCGATCAGTGAGCGACCAGGCGATGAGTCCAGCCCGTCGCCTTCAAGGTCGTCATCCAGTTGCTGTCGGTGATCGGCATGGCGCGGGAACAGATGCGCCTGGCTCGCGCAATAGAACGTCCGCCCGGTTGGCTTGTGCTTCACCTGTCCATCCGCCTCCAGGTGGGCGCGGGGCAGCCTGGCGGTATACAGCGAGTAGCCGGCCCAGCCAGGCAGCAGGAAGTCGCCGAAATGGAATGGCAGCAGATCGACGATCAGGTGGCTGCGCGTCGTCTCGACTATCAGGTGCGCCTGGCTGGGTGAGCGCCTGCTGGCGCTGGAGTAGATCAGGTCTATCGACGCCGGTCCAAGCCTGGGCCGGTACGCCTGCCGGGCCTTGGCTGCTGCCAGGTAATTGCGTAGGTAGGCGGCCGTTGAGCGGCCGACGCCGTGCCGCTGACAGGCCTTGTCCGAAAGCGCGGCAAGCTCGCCGGCACTTAGGCCGGTCAACATGCTGGCCGGCGCCCGGTGATAAAGCCAGTCGAGCCGGCGCTCCCAGTACGCGAATACGCCGTCAGCGGCAACGATCAATGCCCTGATGCCGGTTGCCCTGCTGATGATGTCGGCGTTGACGTCATCTGCCCGAGAAAGGCGAAGCCGTTGCCCAAGGCCGTAGCGGTTGGCAATGACAGAGAGTTGGGCGGGATCTTTGGCGATGCCCCAGAGCATTGGCGGGCGGCCCAAGTCTGCGCTTGGGTATGTGTCGAATATGCCCCAGGCGTATGGCTGGCCTGCCTGCTCCATCAGCTGAGCGACGGATATGTATTGAGGCAGGCCTACGGCCATGGCATGAGCTACTTGAAGATGGTTTCCGGGTACTTGGCGGCAACTACGGTGCCGACAATTTCCCAGCGATCATCTTTTAGCTGGATCGGGTATGCGGGGTTGAGAGGGCGAAGAAACTCCTGTCCGGCATCCTGGCGGAGCTGGCGGAACGCGGTCTCGCCGGTTTCCTTGAGGCGGGCTATCACGTACTGCTCATCGGAGGCCTTCACCGCAGGGTCGACAAGGATCAGTATCCCTTCCGGGAAGGATACCCCTGACGGAGAGACCATGATGTCGCTCTTGACGACCAGCCAATAGGCTTGCCGGCCGGCATACGTTTCACTCGATTGTGAAGGTAGGTCACGCTGCCCCGCGTGATACTGCGCTACTACTTCCATTGCTTCCCCTATTTGGTCCCAGCCAATTACCGGATAGGTAAATGACCGTATCGGATGAGGGGCCGATTCTACATTGCCAGTATTGAATGGAGCCGTCTGTGACTTTGCCGCGTTGCTGATTTCTTGTGCGATGCGCATCGAAAAATCAGACACCGGAACTTGCAGTATTGAGGCAAAAGCAGTAGCTGCCCGGATGTTCAGCGGGGTCTTCCCTTTCAGGTAGGCAAACACCGTGGGCGCAGTGATGCCCATGTGATCGGCGATTTTTTGTTGGGTCAGCTTCAGGGCTTTCTTGCGCGCAAGATAAATATCGTTTAGCGCTTGGTTTTCCCTTTGAAGCTCGGGCCTGATGGTGCGTTTTTGTGTGCTCATGGCTCCAATCCTAAGCCAATGCCTAAAAAAATAGGCAAGACACTGTCATTGCTAAAAAAGAAGACAAAATCTAATATCCGGCTTGATCGACCAGATTCGAGTCACGGACTAGGTGTCTTCTATGGAAATCAAACTGCATGACTATGTGGCTAAGCACGGGCAGGCAAAGGCTGCTGACCTGCTCGGCGTAACCCCCCCTTCGCTGCATATGGCGCTTGCATCTGGCCGCGACATTCGAGTCGTGACCAGGCGCGGCTGCGTGAGCGCCTATGAGATCCGGCCGTTCCCATCTCCTGCTGCAAAGAAAAGATGGGAGGGTCGGCCATGACCACGTCAAAACTATCGTCCTCCCAGCAGGAAACCGCCCGCAAGACAATGCAGGTTCTGTTGCAGGCTCTTGCGCAGACCACGCTGGCCCCTGTCGCAACCGCCCTCAACGTTGACGAGTCGACGATATCTCGCATGCGTAGCGAGCGCTTTCCTCAGTTCGTCGAGGTGCTCACCGTGCTTGACCTGAAGCTGGTGCCCGCCAGTGCCAAGTTGTACGACGAAGAGGATATCCGGGCGCTGCTGCATCTTTCTCGCAAGCAGCTGGAGAGTGTGACGCCGGACAGCCTGGCGAAGGGTGGCGCGCTATGACCGCGATGCAGAAGCTTTCCGGTGCCGTGGTGCCGTTCCATTTCGACAGTGCGCCCGTTCGCGTCGTGTCGGTTGAGGGAGAGGCCTGGTTCGTTGCCAAGGACGTCGCCGCGGCATTGGGCTATGTGCGAACCGCCGATGCGGTGCGCGCCCACTGCAAGGCGGCATGCCCGGTAGGGGTCGGTGAAACGCCGACCCCCCTAGACCCGCAGACCATCATCATCCCAGAGCGCGACGTTTACCGCTTGGTGATGCGATCCAAGCTGCCGGCGGCTGAGCGCTTCGAGGAGTGGGTGGTTGGCGAGGTGCTGCCCAGCATCCGCAAGTCCGGCAGCTACAACGCGACCCCATCCATCCCGCAATCGCTTCCCGAGGCCCTGCGTCTGGCGGCCGACCTGGCCGAGTGCAATACCCGCCTGCAGTTGGTCGTCACCGAGCAGGCGCCGAAGGTCGATGTCTTCCATCGCATCGCCGACGCTGCCGGCACTCTCTGCCTTACCGATGCCGCCAAGCATCTGGGCATTCAGCGCAAACGCCTAATCCGCTGGCTGCAGGAGAACCGCTGGATCTACCAGCGCACCGGCTCTGCGCGCTGGCTGGCCTATCAGCCGCGACTGACATCTGGAGTGCTGGTGCATCGGATCAAGACCCTTGGCGCCGATGATCATGGCGATGAGCGCGTGGCTACGCAGGTGCGCATAACCCCAAAGGGTCTGACCGTGCTTGCGAAGCGGGTAGCCCCTTCTGGAGGTGTGTAATGGCTCGTATCCGCACGATCAAGCCTGAATTCTGGACGAGCGAGCAGATCATGGAGTGCGATCCGATGACTCGCTTGCTGTTCATTGGTATCTGGAATTTCTGTGACGACGCCGGAAACCATCCCGCTTCGTCGAAAACCATCAAGGCGCTGGTGTTCCCTGGCGACGACATCACATCGGCTGATGTACAGCGAATGCTCGACGAGCTCTCGACGAATGGTCTGATAGCGTTCTACGACGCCTCGGGAAAGACCTACCTGCATGTGACGGGGTGGTTGTCGCATCAGAAGATCGATAGGCCAACCTACAAATTCCCCAAACCCGATATGGATCCTCCAGAAAGAGGCGATCCCAGGCCAAAACGCCGTAATTCGCAGGCTGAATCAGCTGATAACTCTGAAAATTCGGCAACCCCTCGGCAGCAGCTCGACGATAGCTCGACGATAGCTCGACGAGGCGTCACCCCCGGAAGGGAAGGGAAGGGAAGTAATAACACTCTCTCCCCCGCGCATGATTCCGCCGCCGATCCGTCGCGTGACGACGCCCCGTTTGCCATGCGCCTGGAGTGGGAGCCTGATCAGCGAGCGCTGAAGGCATACGCCACGCGGGCTGGCATCCCGCTGGCCGCGTTCACGCCGGAGGCTACGTCTGGGTTCGTCCTGTACCACGACTCGAAGGGCGAGGCCAAAACCGAACGGGAATGGGTGTCCAGCCTGGTTAACTGGATCAAGCGCGACATTGCCAATGCCGCTGCCGCGCAGAGCCGCACCGGCAATGTCCGCAGGCTTCCTGTGCGGCAGAGCGCCGTTGACGACGACGACTTCCACGCCACTGGCTGGCTGGGGGGCGAGTGATGGAGATCGTGCAGAGCATTGCCGACCGTGTGCGTCGAGGCGATATCAGCGAGCGGGCGCGGAATTTCACCCCGTCTGTGGCCGAGACGCTGGCAGCGCTGACTCCTGAAGCGCGCACGGCAGTGGAGGAACTGATCAACCGGCTGTTCCGCGAGGTGCGCGATAGCCGGCCGGCCTGGCGCCAGGCGTGGGCGACGAAGGAGGCTATCGCCTCAGCCAAGGCCACATGGGTGAAGGCGTTCATCGAAGGCGGTATCGCTGACTGGGATCGCCAGGTCGAACTCGGCTTGCGCCGTCTGCGCGCAGAGCCCAGCGATTTCGTTCCGTCCCCGGGCAAGTTCATCAACTGGTGCCAGCCGACTCCGGCTGACTTCGGACTGCCGGAGGTGGAGATGGCGTATGCGGAGGCCTGCCGCAAGGCTCATCCGGCGCAGCGGCAGTCCGTGAAGTGGACGCACCCAGCGGTGTATCACGCCGCAACGGATGTGGGCCTGGACAACCTGATGATGCTGCCTCGCGAGACCAGCTTGCAGCTGTTCGAACGGAGCTACGTGGTGATGTGCCGCCGCTGCATGACGGGCGCCTCCCTGGGCGGAGGCGTGGCGCTGGGCATCGGCCACGAGAGCCACAAGAGCGCAGCGCAGATAGCCGAGGAGCGGAGCGAGCAGCAGGCGATGGCCATTCGTGAACTGCAGGGGATTCCGCAGGACGGCCAGGCGGCTCGGCGCGCCCTGCTGAAGGCCGTATGTCACCGGGAGGCCGTATGACCAAGGCGTGCTGGCTGGTGATCCTGCCTGGGCGCTCGCCATTTCCGATGGTTGGCGGCGTTATGGGGCGCGACGAAGCGCTGGCTGCGGCGCGGGCTATCTGGCCCAACGCGGAGGTGCGGTGATGTCCGAAGCGCCTGCAAAGGGGGCGCGCAAGCCCAGGCCTTTACCGGTTTACCTAGTGGTGCGCGAGGTAATTGACCCGGCCACCGGCAAGCGCATTGGCGCCCTGGTGCCGGCCACCGACGCAGATCGGGCGGCCATGCGAGATCGAGCCTTTCGCCGCAATACCAGGGTGCGAGCCCAGCTGACCCAGCCCCGCAATGAGCGCTTTAACCGCCTGGTGCATGGCATGGGCAAGCTGCTCGCCGCGAACCTGGACCGGTTTCGTGGAAAGCAGGCGCACGACGCGATCAAGGCCCTGCAGGCCGAGGCCAACGTGTACTGCAACCAAACCGCGTACGAGCTGCCTGGGCTGGGGACACTGATGCGCAGCGAGCCACAGAGCCTGTCATTCGACTCAATGGGCGAAGAGGTTTTTCAGGACTTCTGGCGTCAGGCGTGCGCGTACCTGATCGAAAGGGACTGGCCGAGCCTGGATGAGGATCGGCTGACGGAAATGGCTGAGTTTGAGGCTTTCAAGGAGACGGCATGAGGGTTGAATCGAAGAAGCTGCGCGGCTCTGCGCGCGGCAAGACCTGCACGCTGCGCCTTCCGGGGTGCGGTCACGACGACGGCACGGTGGTTTTGGCACACCTGCCGTGTGGGCAGAAGGGCGTGGGCATGAAAAGCCCTGACCAGATGGCGGTGTTCGCCTGCCACAGCTGCCACATGCAGCTGGACGGGGCTGGGCGGTGGGACATCCACGCCAAGGACTACTTGCGCGCCCTGGCGGAAACCCAGGGCATTTGGATTCGAGATGGACTGATGAAGATCGAGGGGGTTGCGTAATGACTGAGTTGTCACGCTGGAGAGCGAAACGCGATAAGGACGGGCGGGTGATTCCCCGCTGCTGGCAGAGCGAGGAGGGGTACACGGTGAGCGAGGCCAGGATACCGGAGGCTCGCTATGCAATAACCCGCCCGGGCGGCAAGGCGCCCTTCGCTTATACCCCGGATAGCGGCGAGATCCGGGCCCTGGTCGAAGCCGACATGAAGCCGAGGGCCATGGCATGAGCCTGATACGGCGTATTGAGCGCAACATCGCCGGGCGCGACTTCGCTGTCGGCGACATCCATGGGCATTTCACCGCCTTGCAGGGCGCCCTGGATGCCGTGGCATTCGATCCCGTTCGCGATCGACTGTTCTCGGTGGGCGACATGGTTGATCGCGGGCCGGAGTCCGAGCAGGTGCTCGATTGGCTGGCCAAGCCATGGTTTTTTGCTGTGCAGGGGAACCACGAAGACATCGCTGTGCGCTACGTCTGGGGCGAGGTTGGTGGAGGGAATTACCTTTCGCTCGGCGGCGCGTGGCTCATGGGGCTGTCAACGGCTGAGCAGAAAGAGATCGCTGCACAGCTCGCAGGCCTTCCAGTGGCCATGGAGGTGGAGACCGGCGGCGGGCTTGTCGGCCTGGTGCATGCTGACTGCCCGATGCCGTCCTGGGAGCTGCTGCGGGCTGCGCTTTGCAGTCAGACGATGCCTGACGCCGTGCCCGCTGAGTTACTGGGCCGCATCGTCGCCACGTGCCAGTGGTCGAGGACGCGCATAGACACCTCAGACCAGAGCCTGGTGGATGGCGTTCGTGCAGTGGTGGTAGGGCATACGCCGGTGAGCCGCCCAGCCATCCTGGGGAACGTCTACCACATTGACACGGGCGCCTGGCTGCCGGATGAGCGCGGGTATTTCACGCTTTTGAATCTGGACGCCCTGCAGGCGCACCCACAGCAGATTCCGCAGGCGCTGAACTGGGAGGCGGACGAGTGAATGGATAAATGGGCCGCACATCGCTCCACCTGCTGGCAACATGGGGTACATCCCGGCCTTGACTCTTCGCGGTCAGGGCCACGTGTTGTCCAACTTGCAAGGGGGCTGTGATGGGTGTGAATCGAGCGGAGGGGTGCGTGCTGCGGGCAATTGGCATCATGACCTCGCTAACCGGCGAAAGCCTGCCCGGCGGTGCGCTGGTTGATCGCCTTCTGGAAGCGCGGCGGGAGATAGACGGCGCGCTGGATGCGATCAGCGAGGATGCTGAGGGATGGGTGCCTCTGGACGGCTCCTGCCAGATCCCGGGCTGGATGGATGTCGAGGTTCGCCGCGGCGACGGCAGTGTCTCGACGGGGCGGGCCTGTGAGCTGTCCTGGGATGGCGTCGTGGCGTTCCGCGTGGCGGCCGAGGTGAGCAGCTGAGCATGGGCGTCAATTTCATCCCGAGCGAGCACGACGAGCAGTGCGCGCTGATCCAGTGGTTTGACCTGCAGTATCCGGCGCTCAAGGAGCGTCTGGCCGCAGTGCCGAACGCCGGCAAGATGCCTGCCCATGTGGGGCGCAAGATGAACCTGGAAGGGCGGCGCAAGGGCTACCCTGACCTGCAGCTGCTGATCCCGCATAACGGCTATCACGGCCTGATCGTGGAAATGAAGCGCGTCAAGGGCGGGAAAATCGAGCCGGAACAGCTGGAGTGGTTGGAGTGGTTCGCAGCCATGGGCTATCGCGCCGTTGTCTGTAAGGGGTTTGAAGCTGCAAAATTAGTTATTGTGGAATATCTAGATGGCTTTTCCTTCAATAAAAACCACAAAGTCTAATTTCTTCGCCGATTTTGGTTAAAATTTACCCGCCATCCTTGACTTTAGGCACGGGAGACGCGGGTAAGGCAATGGAAGAAACCAAAGGCGTCAAGCAGTCACGCACCTCGCTGTCAGGGGTTCCAAACCGCCAGGATCAGGCGAGCCTCGCTCGCGGGGTTGGCGTGCGAATGCGAGAGGCGAGGGAGATGGTGGGGCTTAGTCAGCTCAACGCTGCTCGCCAGCTCGGCTACGCCAACAGCTCCAAGCTCGCCAAGATCGAAGGCGGCAAGGATTCATCACAGATCCCGCTGTGGGTCATCAAGCGCGCCTCCTGCCTGTACGACGTGTCTGTCGACTATCTGCTGGGCAATACCGAGACCATGGAAGCGGAAGACGCCCGTCACGCGGCCCTGCGCGAAATGATGGTTCACATGCGGGAGCACTGGGAGCGCCTGAGAGAGCGTGACGTGATTGTGCAGCAGGGGCTGCTGGAGCGCTTCATTGTCATTGAGCAGCTGGTCACCCTGCTTGATTGCGAGGCCGCAGAGGCCGCAGCAGCCATGGCGCGCTTCGTTGAGCTTAACCCTGGGTGGCTGGATATGCGCGGGGGTTCTCGCCTGGTGGATGCCGTCGAGCGCACCTCTGCCGCCGCCCGCACCGCCCGGGCAAGGCTCAATCGCCACCGCCGCGAATCCAAGGCGGCCGGCGGAGCCCCGCAGCTTGACCTGGTGTTTGCGTAATGGCCCAAGCCCCGAAGATGACGCCCGAAGAGTGGGCGGACGCTCGCCAGGTGTGGGAGCAGGACGATCGCGAAGGCTTTACCTGGCTGGTGAATGAGCTGGCTCTGCCGGTATCGCCGCCAGCCGTGCGCAAGACCGCCAACAAGCAGGGGTGGGCCAAGTCCGGCGGCAGCCCCGCGAAACCATCGAAACCTTCCCGCAAGCCTGGCGTGGAGATCGTGGAGTCCCCGCAGGTCACGGCGCCGAGCGCGCGGGGGGGGAAACCAAGGCACGTCAGCGAAACCATCGAAACCTTGGCAGATACCATCGAAACCATGCCGGGGGATGACTGGGAGGCAGATGGCTCGGAAGATTCGGCGGCGGATCACAGAAACCGCAGTGGCCGTACGCGCGCACGCGCGAGCATTGGCTCGGCTGGGCTGGATGATCCGGTCATTGGCGAGTTGCTGGCCTTCGACCACGGCGACCTGGCCGACCTGTTCCAGCCGGACTTCCCGGAGCCAAGTCGTTACCGCCCCCAGTACGCGCGGATCGCCTACAAGTTCTTCCTGTTGGGGGCAACGGTCGAGCAGCTGGCCGACGTGCTATGCGTGGGCAAGACCACAATCTACAACTGGGAGAAGGAGCATCCGGACTTCCGCATGGCGCTGAGAGGCGGGCGCGAACACGCCGACGCCAACGTAGCCAGCCGGCTCTATGCCCGTGCCATGGGCTACAGCCATGCAGAGGAGGAGATCAAGGTCGTGGAGGGGCAGGTGGTCAGGGTGCCGACAGTCAAGCACTACCCGCCTGACCCGGGGGCTGCGATCTTCTGGCTGAAGAACCGCCAGCCCGAGCTGTGGAAGGAGCGAGTCGAGGTTAAGGAGCAGCCGACTATCGCCCTGGTCGACAAGCAGGCCATGGACGAGATCTACCGCAACGCCTTGGAGCATGCCGCCCAGGTGCAGGAGCGCATGATGGGCCGCGCCGAGCGCATGGGCCTGACCATCGACCAGGGACTGGATGACGGCGAGTAATGGCCAAGAAGTGGATTCACCTGCACGAAGACCCGCGCTGGCTGCCGTTCTGCCAAGAATACGCCGGGGACATCGTGCGTTTCGCTATCGAGGTTCAGGGCGTACAGCCGACCCCGCAGCAGATTCTGCTCTACCGCTCGGTGGCGGTGTCGCGCTCGCGAACCTCGGTGGCGTCCGGCCACGGTACCGGCAAGACCACCTCAATCGCCAACGTGGTGCTGTGGCACCTGCTCTGCCATCCGCAGTCGGTCACCCTGCTGACCGCCAACGACATGGACCAGTTGAAGGTCACGCTGTGGAAGGAAATCGGCATCGCCATTGAGCGCATCCGGCGCGGGCCTCACGGCTGGATTGCTGACCACGTCGAGATTCTGGCAAACGCCACCATGCGGATCAGGGGGTTTGAAGACACCTGGTTCGTTGAGTCGAAGACCGCAAACGAAAAGACCGCAAACAAGATGGCGGGCCGGCACGGCGAGTGGCTGCTGATCATCGGTGACGAGGCGTCTACGCTTCCGGATGCCGTCCTTTCCACCCTGCGAGGCGCGCTGACCGAGCAGCACAACCGCATGCTGTTGACCAGTCAGCCGACCCGTAATGCCGGCTTCTTTTGGCGAACTCATCATGAGCTATCCCTGGGCAATGGCGGCGAATGGAACAACCTCACCTTCAGCAGCCTGGAATCTCCGTTGGTTTCGGATGAGGCGCTGAAGGAGCTGTGGGACGCCTACGACGACGATGAGCGCCGCGTGCGCCTGCTGGGCCTGTTCCCGCAGGACAGCTCGAAGCACATGATGAGCCTGAAGGTGGCGATGGCCATGTACCGGCGCGGGCGGATCATCCGCGACGACGAGCCGTATGGCTGGCTGGTGCTGAGCGACGTTGCCAGCGGCGAGGGCTTGCGTGACAAGTCGGCCATCGTCTTGGCCCGGGTGATTGGCTACGGTGACCGAGGCCTCGATGCGCGCAGGGTAGAGATCGTGGAGATCCCTGTGTTCTCCAACGCGGTGCGCTCCAACCGTCTGTCAGGGGCCATAGTAGAGGCCGGTGATCCGTATGATGGCGTGACGAACGTGGTCGACTCCGGCGGTCTGGGCATCAACGTCTGCCAGGACATAGAGGATGCGGGCAAGGCGTTGTACCGGGTCAACTGGGGTAATCCATGCTTCCAGAACCGCAACAAGGATCGCTACCTGAACTTGCGGGCGCAGGCGATGCACCAGGCGGCGCGCGCGGCGAAGGAAGGTCGCCTGTCGATCCTGACCGGCGAGTACCGCAACGCCATGCTGGATCAGTCCAGTCGCATCCCCAAGACCTTCACCGACAAGGGGCGCATTCGCGTGCCGCCCAAGCACAGCACGGAATGGGAGGGCATGGGGTCGCCCGACCTGTGGGACGCCGTGTGCTTCGCCTTCTTGGAGGGCGTGGTCTACGTCGCCAGCCAAGAGCGCTGCGGATCGGTGCGCACCCTCGGGGATACGGCAGAGCAGATGGCTGAAGAGATGTTTGCTGATGTTTAAGGCTTGCGGAAGTTGCAGCTACCCCGTTCAATTCACATCAGCGCTCAGGCGCAGAAACCCACCACCGGCCAAGGAGGCCGACTATGTTGAAGAAGATCATCCCCGCTGCCATCGTCGTGGCGCTCTCCGTCGCAAGCCTGCCGGCGCTCGCCGCTATTCCGGCTGGCAGCCCGCAGGCGGCCGAGTTCGTGCAGCAGAGCCTGGCCGGCGTCTACTCACTGCCTGACCGCTATTCGCATGGCATGGTGATCAAGGACGGACTGCTTCGCGTGGACTATCACCCGAGCATCGGCCTGATGGTGGCGCAGAACGACACGGCGCTGCCCTTCAAGCTGGAGTCGGTTGATCCGGATAACCACTCCATGAACCTGCTGGACAAGGCCGGCCGTCTGGCCACCTTCCAGAACACCTTCGGCATTGCGTCACTCACCTTGGGTGACGGCGGCGTGCAACAGATGGCCTATGTCAGGCCAATGGCCGGCCAGGATCGCGACATACTGGTTAAAGCGTATGTGGATGCTGGTCTGGCCGTAGTTCAGGGCGATCCCGCTCCGGTAATGCAGGCCGAATCGACCGTCAATGCGCAGGCCAAGCCGGTGCCGGGGTTCGACTGCAAGAAGGCTTCAACCGCCGTTGAGGGCATGGTATGCGGTAGCTCTGACCTGGCGGGGCTGGATGCGCGCGTGTCTGTGCTTTACCGTCAGGTTATGGACTATGCCGCCGATGACGCTGATCGCGAATACTTCCGTGGCGATCAACGGGAATGGCTTGGCAAGCGCAACGGCTGCAGCTCGGTCGAATGCTTGGCGGGCGTATATACCGAACGGGTTGAGATTCTGGAGCTGATGGCGCAGCAGCTCTCGAAGCCAGCCGAGTTTCGGTAGGACTCACATGTGCGCATACGTTCACACATGTATTCGCACGTACTCATATTCGGACAACCCCACAAGGGTTGATACCTGGCCGCCCTATCATGCCCTCATCGCTACGAGAGGGCATTCCGATGCAGCAACCCCCTGTCATCACCTACAACCTGAAGGAGCGCGGTCGCGAGCACCGCGGCGTTAAGCGCTCCTTCGACATCCCGGCCATCGTCAAAGCCATCAACTCGCCCAAGTGCCAGGAGCGTGTCCGCACGCGCGGCATGCTGGGCTTCTTCGGGCACTGGCCGCGCCTGCGTTTCGGCCTTGAGCCGGCAGAAGGCGGGATCGCCGAAGGAAAGGCCCAGGCGGTAGAGCCTGCTGTAGTCACGGTGATGCTCAAGGCTCATCCCGACGGCACCATTGAGCACAAGACCGAGTTTCTGGACACCAGCACGGGACAGCTGGCGGCGCGAATGTATGCAAACCGAGTTGGCGGCTTCAGCTCGGCAATCGACCCGCGCGCGCCGGAGTTCTACGGATTCGACTGGGTGAACGACCCGAACTACAGCACCAACCGGGGCTATGACCTGGCGCTGGATAGCGTAGCCAACGGAGAAATGACCCTCGACGACGTGCTGTTGGCCGAGTACGCCGAGCAGACCACCGGCATGAATCGCCTGATGTCGATGCTGGAGTCAAACATGCAGCTGGCGCTGGATACTGCCGCCCGCCTGGAGCGGGAGAACAGCGACCTGCTGGACATCCTGAGCCGCAAGAATGCCGCCGGGCCGGCTGATTTCACCCCGGCAACTGAAGGTGCTTTTGCGCGCCTGGAGCGTGATCGCAGGTTCTTTCTCGACTCTGCGGCGCTGCCTGACTTCAAGAGCCCGGAGGCAGCTGAAAAGCGGAAAGAGGATCGCGAGTACCTGCAGCTCGCCAGCCGGGTAATTCAGCATGTTTGAGCCGGTCAAGGCCGGCCTCGGCGGATTCCTGCAAGGCTTTTATGGTCAAGTGGTGCCCACCACCAGGCCGCTGCAGGAGTTCGTTGGGCGCGGCTTCCCTTACTGCTTCGCCTGGGCGCCTGCGCGCATGGTTGATCTGGCCGGCGACATGCTGGCCGCCTGGCAGCGCAACGACACAGACCAAGCCGCCACTAAGCCGCCCAAGCTGCCGGCGGTGCTGGTCGCCATGGCCAAAGACTACACCCCTACCGGGCGCGACTTCACTACCCAGATCGCCGACCCCGTGGACGTGATGATTCCGGGCGACGAAAAGGCGCGCTACTTCCAGATGAAACTGATTGCGGGGGACGTGCGAGCCCAGCTGGCCATCGTCGCCAGTGATGAGCCCACCGCCAAGAGCCTGGCGGCACAGTTCCTGCTGTATCTGGACTCGCCAAGCCGGCGGGGCTTCTTGGCCCGGTACCCGTTCGCCGGGATCGAGCACGAATACCCCGTGCAGATCGAGGCGCCGGACAATCCCGCCATGAGTATCGACACCGGCACGAAGAATATGACCGTTCTGGCCATCGACTTGACCCTGAAATGCTCGGTGCCCCTGTTCATTGCGCCGAAGATTGGCGAGGCCAATGACGGCAAGGGCGTGCCGGGCACTGCCGATCCGGCTGGCTTTCCGCTGGTGGAAGAGGTGGGGACGAAGGAGCACGAGGCCAAATGATCCAGATACAGGCCAACATCGGCGGCTTTGCAGGCAAGCCTGCCAGCGTTTTTGCCGCGCTCGACGAAGATACCGGCATTCTGGTGATTGCCGCAGCAGTCGAAAAGGCGCCGCGCCGCGAGGGCTGCTTTCTGATCTCGAACGAGATCAGGGCCGATCGTGACTCGCTGTTCCATGACGCTGACCTGAAGCAGGCCATTGGGGCTTACTACGCAATCAAGGGGCGAGTGGCTGGCGATGGCCGCAGCGCATGCCTGCGATTTAGTGAGCGAGCCATGCGTGCGGAGCCATCCGGCGCGATTGAGAGTGATGGGGTGGACATGAGCGGCCCGCTTTATCGGGTCTCGCCGGAGGCGAGCAACGGCCAGATTGCCGCTCTTGCCATATGCGCCTACGCCGAGCGCTATGGGGCCGTCAACGATGTGGTCGACATGGCAGATGATCTTCTGAATCTGCTGTCGGGGCAGGCAGTGACGATATGAGCATTGACGCCAATAGCCAGGCCGCCCGAGTGTTCTGGCGCAAGGTTCGCGACTTCTCGCAGTCAGCCAAGCCATGGCAGACAGCGATCTACTACGACACCAAGCCGGATGAGCGCTGGGACATCACGCTGGTATCGCGTCGCGTGTACGGCCGAGGAGACGAGTTTCTGGCTGTGATGGCTGCCGCCGGCATGGATGCGATTGACCAGCCCCTGGAGCAGCGCCGCCTGATCCTGCCGACCGAGGAGCAGTTGCGCCAGCTCAAGCGCGAAGCCGGCTTCGAGTCGCGTGCCGATTTCCGCGAGAACGGCAAGCCCACCTGGAGCATTGAGTAATGGTTTCGATACTGGGCAAGCTGGCCGGCGCAACCGGCGAGGCCAGGGCGCGCGCCAAGGCCGACGCAGACCAGCGCGCAGCCGCCGGCAGTGCCGAGAAATCGGTCATCCTCAGCCCGCAGGATGTGCGCGGCGACTACGACGTGGCCCGCCTGCTGACAACCACCCTCGGCGGCAAGATGCGCGCCATGACCAGCGACGACCTGGCAGCGTTCCGGCATAACGCCAAGCTGCTCGGCAACCGCTTCAAGGGCGGCATCACCCCGCGCAACGTTATCGACATGTCCGAGGCGGAAGACCGTAAGCGGGCACGACTACAGATCACCATGGCGGTGCCGGCCGCTGCGCGTGGGGTGCGGGATTCCAGCAAGAAGGTAGACCGCCTTGAGGTGCGCTTTATCACCAATGCCAGCAAGGACAGCGAGGACACGCGGCACTACGTCATGGTCGAGTTTATGGGCTATCCGGCAGCCGTGGCGTCCGGCGCCATGTCGGCAGGCAAGGCCGCCGCGCTGATGCGCAAACAGAATGTGCGCTTCGACTGCGATTGCGGCCGGCACCGCTACTGGTTTCGCTACCTGGCCACCATCGGCAACTACAACGCCGGGCGCGCCGAAACAGGCTACCCGAAGATCCGCAACCCCAACCTGGCCGGGATGGCCTGCAAGCATGTGTTGCGGGTGATGACCGAGATCGAAGCGTCTGGCCTGGTGCTGAGCTTTCTGACCAGGGCGATTGAGAAGGGCCGCCAGAGCGAGGATGGCGCCGGGGCTATTCGCACCAGCCAGAAAGAGGCCGACAAGCAAGCGGCCAAGCAGGCGGCGCGGCCCAAGGTTCGCGCGGCGAGTAGTGGCGACCGGGATTTTGAGCGGGCTGCAGCAGCGCTGCGCAAGACCAGTAGAGCGACAAAAACAACCGCCAAGCGGGCGGCAGGCGGCGGCAAGCGCCTGGCGGCGCTCTCTGGCGAGCCGGCGGCCAAGGATATGCTGCTGGGGATTATCAGCCAGCTCGGCATCACTCGGGAACAAGCCATAGCCATCCTTGAAGGGGCGAAATAATGCTGAACAACGTGCCTGTGGGCATCAACGCGATGGCGCGCAATGTCATCATCAACCACCCTAACACCTTTAACTGCGAGGTCTACCGGCGCCAGGTGCTGCGCCCCGACCCGCAAGCAGGCGGCGCGCCAACCCTGGGCGGTATGATGGTGCTAAGTGTGGACGATGAGCAGGATATTGAGTGGGCGCTGGCGGGCCTGGGGTACGCGCTGCCGGCCGAGCAGTTCCAGGCGGCGCAGATGATGGACAGGCGCGACGCGCATAACGGCGAGGGCGAAGAGTTCCGCTTTCTCATCGAGCCGGAGGAGATGGTCGGCAACCCCGGCGGCTTCGAGATCAAGAACAAGGACGTGATCTACCTGATTCTTGGCGTAGGGCCGGATGCACCCAAGGTGGCCTATGAGATCGTCGCGGTCGAGGCCGTGGTCAACGTGCCGCCCTATGTGCCGCGCTACGTCACCAATCGGCGCGACGACCTCGACCTGATCGGCCCAGATGACGAGCCGTAGCGAGATAGCGCGTTGCAGCTCAGACCGGCACCGCCACCAGCTTGACCCCCAGCGCCTTCAGCACCCGATTGATGGTGTCGAAGTGCGGGCTTGCGCCTTCACGCAGGGCTTTGTAAAGCGACTCGCGGCCAAGCCCCGTTTCTTTTGCGATCTGGGCCAAGCCCCGTGCTTTGGCAATGTCGCCCAGGGCGGATGCCAGCAGGGCGTCATCGTTCTCTTCGAGAATGACGTTGAGGTAGGCGGTAATGGCCTCTTCGCTGTCGAGGTAGTCGGCAGCGTCATAGGTGGGTAGGTCGGCAACTTTAACCATGGTTCAATCCTCCAGCGCTGCTGTCAGGCAATAGCCCGTACCGCTTCCGGCGAGCGCTCGGCAATTCGCAGTAGGGTGCGCGCCGCGCCGCTAGGATCGCGCCGCCCCTGTTCCCAGTCTTGCAGAGTGCGCACCGACACCCCCAGCAGTTCGGCAAACATAGCTTGCGTCAGCCCCACCCGCGCGCGCGCCTTGGCGGCATCGGTCAGCGGCACTTGCGTCACCCGCGCCGCCTTGCCCGCCTTCATTTGGCGAACCGAAGCCAGTAACTCGTCCTGGAACTGCTGCATTTCTACATCCACATCAGGAGAATTTTTCCTAGTCATGTTCCACCTCGTCTTTCAGGCGCTTCAGAAATTCCGCCGGCAGGTTGTCGAATTTCGCTTTGACATAGACCGTCAGCAGCCAAATGCGCCCCTCGTGTTCGTTGAAGTAAATTACCCGCGCCCCGGCGCGCTTGCCCATGCCGGGGCGCGACCAGCGCACTTTGCGCAAGCCAGGTTTTAAACATCAGTAATTCGTCGCTCGACCAGACCTCAGTAGCCTGACGCTGGAAAATGTCGGTCTCAGCAACGGTTCGGTAAGTTGTCATGCGGCTGATTATACGGCATAGCCGTATACTGTTCAATCACACTATCCCGTTGACACTCCGTCCCTCCGGCGATACCTTTGCCCTGCCGCTGCAAATTCAGCGGCCGGGCTTGGAAACCCGGAAAGTCAGGCGCACGACGCCTAAATGGCGTTTTTTTGTGCCCGCTTTATGGCGGGCCGTGCGTGGGAGTCCTTCGGGGCTGCCGGGATCCCTGACCCCGGTTTTCCAACCTGCGTACGGTTCGCCTCCCTCTCGCTTGGAAACGAAGGTGGCGAACCCTCAACAGTCAGGGTGACCATCATGAAAGCAACAGCTCAAGTAATTCCGTTCCAATTCGAAGCTCAACAAGTTCGCACCATGCTGATTGATGATCAGCCATGGTTCGTCGCGGCAGATGTTTGCCTGGCGCTTGCTGTGCGCAACAGTCGCGATGCGCTATCCCGTTTGGATGATGATGAGAAGGGTGTCGCTACTACCGACACCCTTGGCGGTAGCCAGGCAGTAGGTATCGTCAACGAGTCAGGCCTTTATTCTCTGGTGCTGACAAGCCGCAAAGCCGAGGCCAAGCGTTTCAAGAAGTGGATCACCGCCGAGGTGCTGCCAGCCATCCGCAAGCACGGCCGCTACGAAGACAGCCGCAACAACCTGGGCACCCTGATCGGCGAGACCATCGGCACCAACGGCTTCAACATGCTGGGCGCGCTGGTCAAGGGCAAGGTGGCCCAACTGCCTACGGCAACCCAGCGCCGGGCCACGGCGAAAATCTGGTCGCAGACCCACGCGGCGTTCGGCGTGCGCTCGGCTGCCGACATTCCTGCCGACCAGCTCGACGCGGCGCGCAACTTTATCGCGGCGTATGCGTTGGAAGGGGAGTGGCTGGGGCGGGCGGAAACCGGCTCCAGCCTGAGCAGGAACGACGCCCTGGCCGTCGAGGCGCTGGTAAATGATGCGGAGTGGCTGGTTTACCTACTGCATCGCTGCGGCGTTGTTGACCACCTGCGCGCCGTCGAGTCGCCGCTGGCAGGCAGCATGGCCGGGCGTGTCGAGTCCACCAGTATCAGCCATAAGCTGGTGCGCAGCCTCTTCGCCGACCAACTGGAAGCGGCTGCCGCGTGGGCTGATGAACTATGCGGCAGGCCTGCGCTGCGCCTGGTGAAGGGCGCGCTTCCCACCTAAGCGCCCCTTGCATTGCAACGAAGCCGGCCCAGCGCCGGCTTTCTTGCGTCTGGGCAGGCCGTAACCGGAAAACCCGCCCCGAACCCCCTCTTCCTCTCTCGCAGACTTTCAAGCATCCGGCCATCCATGGGTCGGCTTTCACTTGAACTCTGGAGACAGGATATGACCCGACACAGCGTCTACCATAAGCGCGAAACCGCCGAGGTAGCCCAATTCGTTGAAACACTGAAAAACGAGGCCGCGAAGGGGGGCGTGTTCGACTCCGCCGCCGCCGATGATTTCGTTTCTACCGCCATCAATCAGTCCGGCTCGGTCAAGGTGCCGGAGAAGCTGAAGATCGTCCTCGACGAGGCCGACGACAAGACCGCCGCCATGGTGACCCGCGCCATTTTCGACGGCGCCAACACCTACGAGCGTATGCACGGCTCGTCGGCCCCTGGCGATCTGCTCGAGCAGGCCATCCACCTGGCCTACGGCACCTCCAACGAGGCGCGCCGCATCATGCTGGACTCTGCCACCAGCAACCATAGCGACCCGCTGAGCCTGCAGCCGAACCGCGCCGTTGTCGCAATCCTCACCACGCTGAGCGAGGCCATCCCGTTCGCCCACTATCTGCCGGCCGACATCCAGTCGAACGAGGCGAAGCTGGCGATCATGACCCACCAGGCCGGCAAGGACTACGGCCGCTACAACCAGGGCGACCTGATGGATGGCGCCTTCTCCGGCGATACCTACATCTCGTCCCATCGCGAGCACAAGTGCGAGATCGTGCTCGATGCCGGCAATCCGACCGGTGCCATTACCGGCAAACTGACTGCCATCCAGCTGAACGGAGATACCTGCAAGCCTGACGCCCCGGAGGTCAAGCTTCTGCGCGGTCGTTCCCTGGTCTACGTCAACGGCCTGATCGCGGCCCGTGAAGTGTCTGGCACCGGTACCGGCCCGTCCGTGGTGAGCGGGCAGACAAACATTGCCGGCACCGTCCACCAGATCAGCGGAACCGTCCACCCGGACACTGGCGTTATCGCTCTGGTCAGCACTCCGCCGATGGCAGCTACCAACAGCGTCGTGGTGGAAGGCTTCATCGACTACGAGCGCGCGCCCGAGCTGACCCCGAGCATCGTCACTGCCGTGGATACTTTCCAGCTGTTCGCCAAGCCGTGGCGCGTGACCACTCACCAAACCATCGACAGCCGCACCCAGATGGCCAACGAACTGGGCCTGGACCCGTACAGCGAGGGTGTGATCGGCATCCAGGCGCAGTTTGCCAACGAGCGCCATTACGAGGTGCTGCGCAAGGCCAAGCGCCTGTCCAAGCAGAACACCGACACCTTCAACTTCAACTGGTCGAATGCCGGCGACTTCAAGGTGCGCGCGGACGTGTGGCGCGACTTCGGCTCCGTCCTGGGCGCGGCCTCGCAGCGCATGGCCATTGCCACACTCAACCACGGCATCACCCACCTGTACGTGGGCGAGAAGATCGCCGCGCAGCTGAGCAGCCTGCAAAACGACATCTGGGAGCCGTCCGGCATCGTTGAGCGCCCCGGCATCTTCCGTCTCGGCCGCTTGTTCGGTCGCTACGACGTGTACTACACGCCGAAGGAGGTCGCCGAGTCTGCAGACGCCGCCGAGATCCTGTGCGTAGGCCGTGCGACCGACGTGACTCGCAACCCGTTCGTGCTGGGTGACGCAGTGGCCCCGACCGTGATTCCGCTGGCCGTCAATGCGGACATGAAGACCGGCGCCGCGTTCTACGCGCGCAACTTCACTGCGGTCAACCCGCACCAGCCGTCGGCGATGGGCTGCGCGCTCATCACCGTCACCGACCTGTTCTAAGGGTGAGCGCCGATGACTAAAACACTGGTGATCGGCGCTCCTTCCCTTTCCGGGAAGGACGCCAATGCGCTGGCGCGGGAACTGTTCGCTGACAGCGAGTACCCGCTGGAAGTGATCGCTGCCAACAGTGCGCCTTTCAACTTGAGCTTGCCGGAGGCGCGCTTGGGCCTGAAGCCGCTGGCTACTGAGCGAGTGGTTTTCGCGGACTTTTCTCGCTTGCAGCGTGCCGTCAGCAGCCTCTCCCAGATCGCCGAACTGAACAAGATGGCCGAGCTTGTGACCTTCAAGGCCTATACGGGTGAAGGCCAAGAGGGGGGCGAGGGGGGCGGCAGCGGCCAGCCTGATGCCGGGGCGGTCACGGTGATTCAGGACGAAGGGCAGACCTACGTCGTTGAGTTCAACGGCGTGCGCTTCGAGCCAAACCGCAACCAGGTGCGCGATGACGGCACTCTCACTGCCGGCGGCCTAAAGGCCTATGAAGCGGCCAAGGCGAAAGCCGAAGCCGAGACCCAATAAGGAGCAGGTGCGATGACCGTATCTTTCGTTCGACAGCTGGGGGCCGAATCCGGCGTCCAGCTCAACCCCTTGCGGGACAATTCCGAGATCCCTGCCGGCGACAACTCCGACCAGGTGTTCGCCATTGCTATGCGCGCAACTCGCGGCCGCATCGACAAGGCCTTCAAGGTCAATCGCAGCAATGTGCAAAAGCGCCTGGGCAAGGGTGAATCCCTGCGTGTCAGCGAGCTGAACGAGGCCTATGTCCACGTTCGTGAGGCGCTGGATAACGGTGCTTATGAGGCTGTGATTGCTCGCCTGAGCACCTCTGCAGCAGTGCTGAAGTGGATTGTGGTGGCTGAGGCTGTGGAGCCGGCCACTGGCTTCACCTTCTCGGTAAGCGCCGATGATGCCGAGCCGACAGGCCCGTACCTGCTGGCGATTCGTCACCTGGAATGCTTCAACGACGGCATCAAGATCGCTTTCCGTGCCGACGAGCGCCGCGAGGGCGGCAGCAGCGCACCAAACAGCGTCATCACGCTGCGCCTGCTGGATGCCAACGACGAGAAGCTGATGGAGTTCACTGGCTCGCTAAAGCGCGGCGCTCTGGACGATAGCGGCAACTCACTGTACCTGCCCGACGTGATTGAGGCGCAGACCGACGCCCTGGAAGTGCTGACCGGCGCTACCGAGGCTATCGCAGTCGACTCGACAGCCTACGGCTACGATGCCGAGTTCCGCGAGAAGTGGGCGACCTCTGGCGTGCAGCTGTACTTCACCGAAGGCGGCACCGCGTACACGACCGACGACTACCTGCGCGCCCGCGACCAGCTGGCTGGCAGCCCATACGGTTTCGCCTACATCGCCTCCGGGGGCAGCAAGGCGCCCGCTTTGCTGGCGCAGCTGGTGCGCCTGTCCTTCGACACCAACAAGCAGCTGCGCTTTGACGTGCCCGGCAGCCTGGCGCCGGACGCGGCAATCTCTTTCGTCGAGCAGCTGAACCTGGGTGCGAGCGAGACCGCTCATCTGGTCCATGCCTTCTGGGCGCCGCTGAAATCAGCCGACCCGACCGGCATCAACGGCAAGGACTACTTCGGTACCTCAACGCTGAACATCGCCAAGGCCTGCGGCCGCAACGCCCAGGTTAACGCCAAGGGCTTTGCGCCGAAGAACTACCCCATCGCTGGGCGTGAATGGCCGGTGAACCGCTCGGGGATCGTACAGACCTACACGCCGAACAATCAGGAGCTGAACGCCCTGGCGCGCGCCAAGATCAACCCGGTGATCTTCGAGAGCTACACCGGCGGCGGCCGCTACGTGTTCCGTGACTCGCTGACCTGCGCGATGGTCGACTCCAGCCTGAAAAAGCTGATCGCCGTGGCGGACATGTCCACCTCCATCGACGACGCGGTTACCCGCTTCGGCAAGGACGTTCTGCAGCTTCCTATGGCGATTGCCGTGAAGCGCATGCGCGACTTCCTGACCTCGCTGTTCGAGGGCGCGGAGGCTTCGGGCTGGGTGGTTCCGTCCAGCGATCCGGCCATGGGCGGAGCCGCCTGGCGCTTCTCTGTCGTACCGAATGAGGTGCGGCCCTATGAACTGATGGATGTGCAGTATTGGGTGCGCTACGACGGCACCGCGCGGCAGATCCATGTCACTCACACTCTGAGCCGCTAAGGGGGCTTTATGAACTTGGTAGATAGCCTGCGGGGCGTCATGTACGCCCCGAAAGGGGAGAAAGACAAGGGCAAGCGTCAAGGGCCTGCGCTCGATAGCGCTGTGCTCGATGGCGTCGTACTTGATGCCGCGGCTGAGCATGAGCTGATCGAGGCGCGCAAGGATGCGGTGGCCGCTATCCAGCAGTGGGTCGAAGACTCTGACCTGGATGATGGCGAAAGCAGCGCCGACCGACTATTGGCCCTGATGGTTGGCGTTGCCGACAGCAACAAGGATGGCGAGCTGACCGACGACGAGCAGGACGTGGTGCAGGCCGTCCTGGAGGCTGCCTGGGACTACCTGTCCGGCTTCGGCGCGGCCGAGGACGACATCAGCGCGCTGCTGAACGATTGGGACGGCGATGCCGCTGAGCGCCTGCGTGACCTGGTGGCTGCCGGCCTGCCGGAAGGCGAGGATGAAGCCGATGCAGCCATTGACAGCTTCGCTTTTGGCGAGGCGGATCAAGAGGCGGCGCTGGACAACGCCGTGCTGGACGCCACCTACCGCAAGCGCATGGTGATCCGTAACGGCAAGAAGATGCGCGTGAACAAGCGCGTCTCCGGCACCGTTCGCCTCTCTGGCAAGCAGAAGCTGGCAATCCGCAAGGCATCGCTCAAGTCGCGCTCTGCCGGGGCCAAGGCGCGCCGCATGAAGTCCATGAAGCTGCGCCGCAAGATGGGCCTGTAACAACCCAGGGGTGGGCATTGGCGGCCTGTAGCAGGGCCGCCTTTTTTATGGAGGTCTATATGAGCACGCCGCCACCATTGGTAGTAACGCGAGGGCAGCAATCGGCAAATCCCTTGAGCGAACTCAAATCGCTCTGGGATGGCCTCAATCCACACCTGATCGCGCGCCTGTATGAAGTGGATCATCGTGGCGTCGCTATGGGCGGAGTGACCGTCCTGGCCGCGCTAACGGAAGACACTCAACTGGAGCTGTCGATGAACTGGCAGTCGCCGTTCGAGAATGCCGGGCCGGAAAGCAAGGCACCTGCGCTGATGGCCATGATTCAATCGGGCGCTGTGCAGCCCATTCTGGAACGCACGGCAGAGATGGTTGAAAAGGTTCCCGGCGTCGGCAGCGCCGGGGCCGAGAAACTACGCAGCACCCAGCTGACGGCTGAAGGGCTGCGTGGGCGCACCGGTATGACCAAGCTCAACAGCACCCAGGTATTCAGCGGGATGCCGCCTATCAAGATTCAGGCGACCTTGCTGCTGCGCGCCTGGCGCGACCCTGCTGCGGAAGTTGAGCAGCCGCTCGACCAGCTAATGCAATGGGCGTTGCCGCGCCAGTTAGCGCCGGAGGGCACCATGCTGACGGCCGCCATGGATTACGCCATGGGCAAAAAGGACAGCCTGCTGGACGCGGCGTTCCCGTCCTTGGCGCCGACGCTGGTTGGGCTCAAATACAAGGGGCGGCTTTACGCGCCGCTGGTTATCGAGACCGTTAGCGTGCCGCTGGGCTCGCCAATCGACAAACTGGGGCGCTTCGTGCAGCTCGCCGTGCCTGTCACCTTCTCAACCCTGACGGCGTGGGACGGGGCCGATTGGGCCGCTTCCAACAGGAGATACTCATGATCAACTTCCCCGCGCTGCGCACCAAGCGCATCACCGCGCGCCTGAAAGAACTCTCCATGCTGGACGCCATTGCGCTTGCGTCGTTGCCCGAGCATCTGGGTGAAGAATCCACTACCTTTTTTCTGCGCGCCGCCCTGGCCGAGGCAAGCGGGATCGCCGACCCGGCGCAGTGGACGGTGCAGGAGCGCACGCTCGCAGTGTGCCACTACATGGCGTCGACCTTCGACGACGGCCCGGACTTTTCGCTTGATGGCCAGAAAAGCCGCTACTCCGACTACCTGGTTGGCGAGAAGGACTATGCCCTGGATGAAATCGATGTCGGCGAAGTCGAGGGGGATAAGTGGACCGTTCGCCACCTGACTGGCGCCATGGCCGGCGCGATCGAGCGCCTGCAGGGCGAAATTCCTGGCATTGCCGGGCGCACCCACTGGCAAATTGGCCTGATGGCTGCGCAGTTGGTGCCCAACGGCGATAGCGGTGACCAGCTGAGCGATGGCGAGTTTGACGCATTCCTGCTCAAGCGCATGCAGGTTATCGCCGGCTTTCCGGAGAGCGTTTTTACCGTACTGCTGGAGCGCTATGAGCACGGCAATCGGGAGCTGGAGCACCTGTTCAGGATCTCCTTCGACGATAACGGGCTGCTGGTTTTGCCACGGGAGGGTAGCGCGGCTGAATTGCCGCCAGCGCGCTTTCCGGCTCGTTCCTGCATCACCAGCCTCGCGCACTTCCTGGGCGGAAAACCTCAAGCAGTTGGCGCATAGCCTGACCCTATATTCCTCCACATCCCTGCCCGAGGCCCTGCGCATGACGCAGAGCGACGTGACCGACTTCTTCGAGGGGAAGGCATACGCGGACTGGCGGCGGGGTCGCGAGCAGGAATTTAAGGTGCAGGCTGCGATTGGCGACCGACTCAACGGGGTCATTCGCGCTTGCGGGGTGATAGTCAAGACGGTGGCCGACCTCGGGCGCCGACTGTAGCGGAAGCGAGAAACACATGGCGGAGCCGGCGAGCGGAACTCTGTTTGGCATTATGGCGGGGCTTGGAGCTGCTGCGCTTTTGCCCTTTATCAATGGTGATGCGCTGCTCGGCGCGGCCTTTGGTGCGGCGCTGATTACCAGCACGAAGAAGGACATCCTCTGGTGGCAAAGGCTGCTTGGCCTGGTCGTTTCAACCCTTGGGGGGTACTTGTTTGGCCCGGAGGTGCTGGCACAGACGCCGATCAAGTCCATGGCCGCCGGGGCCTGCATCGCTTCAGTGGCATGCGTCCCGCTCACGCTGAAGTTCTCCGAGTGGATCGAGCGATTCGACATCGGCGCAGCCCTGCGTGACGCTGGCTCCAAGCTCTCTAGCTGGCTCAAAGGGGGTAGTGGGAAATGACGATCTTGCTACCCGTTATCGCTGCGCTGGCCTACGTGCTGATCGCTCTTCGGGTGGTCTGCTACCAGCGTAATGGCTCCCGCTATCGCCGAGGCATCAGCCTGGTTGCCACTGCCATTGTCGCGGCCTGCCTGGTCGGTGCCGTTGAAATCGTCTTCTACAAGCCGCACGTCAGCGCCTCGCAAACGGTGCTCGCCATGCTGCTCTGTTTCATCGTTTTTCGCTGCCGGGGAAATGTCGCAGCCCTGCTAAGAGGTGGTCGCCAATGAAACTCACCGATGAACTCTTGGCGCGCGCCGCTGGATGCTCGCTTGCCACTGCCCGCGAATGGGTGGAGCCAGTCAACGCTGCCGTCGAGCGCTTCTCGCTGGGCGCGTCCGTCAATCGCCTGGCGATGTTCCTGGCGCAAGTCGCGCATGAGTCCGACGGCTTCAAGGCCATGGCCGAGAACCTGAACTACTCCGCCGACGGGCTGGCCAATACCTGGCCGAGCCGGTACGCGGAGAAGGGTGCCGACGGCAAGTACCTGAAGGTGCAAGTCGGTGGCCGGCCGCGTAACAAGCCGAACGCCAAGGCATTAGCCCTGCATCGCAAGCCGGAAGCCATTGCCAATGACGCCTACGCCTCGCGCATGGGGAACGGCCCGGCCGTTTCAGGTGACGGCTGGAAATTTCGTGGGCGTGGGCTGATTCAGTTGACGGGGCGTGACCTGTATGTCGCATGCGGGCGCGGCATTGGCCTGGATCTGGCCATTCAGCCCCACCTGTTGGAACGCCCGCAGTGGGCGGCGCTTTCAGCGGGCTGGTACTGGTCGCAGCGCGGCCTCAACCGGCCGGCTGATGAAGGCGACGTGCGCGCCTGCACGCGGATTATCAACGGCGGCGAGAACGGCCTGGATGATCGCAAGGCGCGGTTCGAGCTGGCGCTCAAGGCGCTGTCGGCCGCACGGGAGGCTACATGATCACTGCCGGCATGCGCCGCTGGGCGCTGTTCTTCGTCGTCGGCTTTGCGGTCAGCTGCGGCTGGCTGGTCAACGGCTGGCGTCTTGGAGCTGAGCTTGCCCAGGTGCGCGCCGGGCATGCTGCCGAGCTTCAGGCCATCGCAGAGACAAGCGCGATGGCGCTGGCCGAGCAGCAGCGGGCGCGAGCGGCACTGGAGGCGCGCCTCGCCAAGTCCGAAACCCTCTACTACGGAAAGCTGAAAGATGCCGAAAAAAACACTGATCGCCTTGTTGCTGACCTCTCTGCTGCTCGCCAGCGGCTGCGCGTCCGAACCGCGCCCGCTGCCTGTGGCGACGGAGTGCCCGCCGCCGCCATCGCCGCCAGCCTGGATGATGGAGGCCAGCGAGCCGACATTCACCCCGAGGATGCTGCAGCTCTTGTCAGAATAACGGGGGAGGCCGACGCCTGCGCAGTAAAGCTGACGGCGCTGCAAGAGTGGGCGCGCTCCGTCAGCGCCCCATAGCGCTCGGAAAACCGAACAATCGCTGGGCCGGCACGCAGGTAGCTTTGTGTGTGCCGGACTCCCTTCGGGGTCCATGACTCAACCCAGCGGACCCCAAGGGAAAAGCCGTCATGACCGTATCCAATGCCTCCTACCTCAAGTCGTTTTACGATGCCACCAAGGCGCTCGGCCAAAAGGCCGTCAACTCTGACTTCACTCTCGAAATCGAGGGGTTTGAGCAAATCTACCTGCTGGCCAAGCAATGCCCGTGGCCGGATGTTTCCGTTGCCGGCGAAATCGAGGTGCCCAGCCCGCTCGGCGCCACCCTGTTCGAGCCGCAGCAGATCAAGGTAGCCAAGCAGGGCCAGGTGTCCTTCCTCGAAACGGTGGCCGGCACCGTTGACCAGACCCTGGTGAGCATCATCGCCAATGGCGGCACCTTCAACGCCAAGATCTACGAAGGCACGCCGACCAAATACCTGCGCTACAAGCGCATTGTCGACTGCTTCATTCAGATCGATGATCCTGACCGCGACTGGGAGAACCGTTCCCAAGTGCTGACGTTCAGCGGCACCATGTTCTACCACTACTTCGGCGAGCTGGTTCAGGGCAACTCGGCGGATTATCGCTGATGGCAACCCTGGCGAGCCTGGTTGAGCGGTTCCTCGAACAAGAGCGAGGCGCCGCCAACATCCTCCCTGCAAGCTCCGTGACGGCTCAAGCTGTCGCGGCGGCTGGCTATTACGCGGGGTTCGCCGACCTTGAGGTTCCGCCAGCAACTGGCGAGGCAATTAGCGAAACCACGGATATTTCTGTCTCCGAGTGGGCCGAGATTCGGCCTCTGTTCTTGCTCTATGTCGAGCGCGAAACAGCCTTGCAGCTGGAGGCGACACGCTCCATGGGGGCAGAGGTCTTCGGCCGCACGAGTTCCGAGGTTGGCATGGAGATCACCCAGCTCGAAGCCGACTATGCTCGGCGAGTATTTTGCTTTCCCGTGTTCACGGTGTAGCGCCCGTGGAACTCTATTACGACAAGAACAAACTCATCCGCGGCGACTGGATTAAGCGCGCCGTGCTGCGCTCCGATCTGGTTCCGGTGCCGCTGACGCTTGAGGCAGACATTCGGGTAGACGCGGACTCCCGCCGCCACTTCGAGACGGGACGGTCGCTTGTCACCTACGCCGGCGATGAGCTGGAGATCATCCGGTCTGAACTGAGCATGTCTGGCGCCGTGCAGGGCGGAGACCAGGCGGCTTTCGTGCGGCTGATCGCCATACTCAAATGCGTCAAGGCTGTTGCGTTCATCAAGCCGACCGCCATTATCAAGGCCAATGCCACGCTCGCCGAGGTGTATCGCAGTGCAGGGGCTACGCTGCGCAGCATCGAAGGCGACTTTGCGGTTCCGCGCTTCGTCTGCATGGCTGGCGAGGTGCCGACCTACCACATCTCCAGGGCTCTGCAGGAAGGCGGCGGCGTGGTGCGCTGGCGCAATGGTCGGTTGTCATTCATCCCGCTGCGGGGGCTGTTTCAGCAGAAGACGGTCACGGCTGTCACGAATTCTGCATCCGACAACGTGGAAAGCGGCTTCCTGGAGCGACACGACATTCCGTGGTTTTACAGCGTTGATGCCGACGGCGCCTTCGTCTACGGCAATCGCGTCAAGGCCAGGGCAGCGCGCTGGCAGCCCGGCATGAGCGAGATTGCCCTGCGCAACATGACAGCCTGCCTGGTACACACCAAGACCACGATCGTGAAATACAACGAGCGGCTGGCGGCCGGTGACCTGGTGGAGGTTCAGGGCGCCGATCCGCTGGTCATAATGACGTCGGCCACGCTGTTCGCCGCCGGCACGGATGGTGACGCGCCACAGCAGTACACGCGGCTTTGGCTGGGGAGGCTGGAGGCATGAGCAACACGGGGAGCGGGCTACTGGCCGGTAAGTGGCCGGCAGTGGTGAACAGCTACGATCCGGACAGCCGCACTTGCGCGATCAGCATTCCTGGCCAGACGGACGGGGCCGAGGCACAGCTGATTGCCGAGATCGAGTACCCCATCGGCGACAAGTCGCGCTCCGCGACCATGACCGAAATCGAGATCCTGCCTGGCGATCTGGTGTGGGTCGAGTTCATCCAGGGCGACCCGCGCTATCCGCTGATCACTGGCTGGCGGAACCCGACTCGGGGAAATTCCAAGAACTGGCGCCGCTGGCACCACGCCAACATAGAGCTGTTAGCCGACCAGCAGATGCGCCTGGTTGCCGGGCAAAGCATTCTGCTGCAGGTCGGCGGCAGCACCATCACCCTGACGCAGGCCGACATCACGGCCCTGGCCGGGAAGATCAATCTGAACTGAGGGCCAGTCAATGCCTGCCGCTGTACGACTTGGGGATGCCTGTACCGGGCATGGGCCGTTCCCGCCGAGGGCCAATGTGGCGGCGTCGGCCAATGTGATTATCAACGGCAAGGGTGCTCACCGGGTTGGCGATAGCTGGGCCACGCATTGCAGCCCCACATCCTGCCATGGCGGCGCGCAAGCCGCTGGCAGCCCCAACGTGTTCGTCAACGGCAAGCCGCTGGCGCGTGTCGGTGACGCAGTTGACTGCGGCTCTAGCTGCGCCGAAGGCTCGCCAAACGTCATCATCAACGGATAAGGAGCCAGCCATGGCCGACAAGAAACTTCTGTTCTCCTTCGAGGACTTCAGCAACAAGGACAAGGCCGCCAAGGCGGTGGTCAAGTATTTCACTCGCGCAGGGGCCAATGCGGTCCAAGTGGACGCCAGTGGCGCCGTTCGCCGAACCAGCGGCGTGAGTTATCGCGAGCTGGTGCTGACCTTTGCCGATTCGCAGTCGGTCACCTTGCGCATCAAGCAGACCGGCGACATCTACCAGGTGCTGCTCAATGGCAAGGTGCGCCCGATTCTCAGCCAAGACGACCACGCCAAGGCTATCGCGGAGGTGGTCAAGGCTATGGACGCGGGCCGGTCCACCTTCCAGCGAAAGCTGGCAAAGGCCAAGGCGCGACTCCCGGAGAGCGTCAAGACTGCTGCGCCGCGCATGGAGCAGGCGCTGACCGAGAAGCGCGACGCCCTGCGTGATGCGATTGCCGAGGCCAGGCAGGAGCTGGAAGGTCTTCGCGCCGCCTGACACGCCCTGGGCGCCTATGCAAAGCCCCGCAAATCGCGGGGCTTTTGCGTATCCGGCAAGGGAAAAGCAGCAGCGGGGCGGCGGTTACCGGCTTTTACCATGGCGATCAGCGGCGCGGCTTATGCCGTGCCACCTTAATCCAAGGAGATTCGTGCATGACCACCCCCGTATATTGGAACGAGCAGGCCATGCCGCTCGGCGTTGGCCTTGATCAGTTGCTGTACCAAGTGCGTCGCACCGATGACGGCCTGCTGTTTGACAGCGTGACGATGGCGGAGCTTACCGATGGCGAGCAGCTGATTGCGCTGGATGCCCTGGTGACGCCCTACGCCAAATTGGAGCGCAAGGTGCGCCAGTTGCAGCAGGTGATGGCGCGTGCCGTTCAGGGCCTGAGCGTAGAAGCGGCCCAGGTATCCGACCCCTTCAAGCAGAACGGTACCGCCAATGTGGTGGCATTGTTCGAGCTGAGCGACGGCCAGACTGTTTCTGTCTACTTCCACAATCCCGATGCGACGCCAGGCAAGATCCTGCCGACCGACGAGCTGATTAGCTGGAAGTGGCTGCTGAACAAGAAGGACATCACCATTGTGGTGGCGCCTGAGCGCGGTAGCGATCTGGCTATTCGCGAGGTTGGCCGGCGCATCATGAAACTGGCGGCCAAGAATAGCGCGGCCTTTGCGCGGGTGAATGCGCGCCGTGCCGATCGCCTGCAGAACATTGCCAGCCTGCGCGGTGAGGTTGAGGGCTTGGAGCGCGAGCTTGACGGGTTGACCCGAGAGATTGAGGTGGCCCGGCTGGAGGCTGAAGAGCGCAATCTGAAGGCGGTCGAGGACGGCCAGCAGAACAGCGTCGAGAAGGGCATGGCGGCATTGAACAGCGTCCGCCAGTTCCTCAGCCGCGGGCAGTTCAAGACCATCGCCGATGCCATGAAGGGCGAGGAGGGGCGCTTCTTCATCGACAAGGCCAAAGTGCTCGCCCAACTGATTGAAGGCATGGCCAAGACCTACGAGCAGGACGGTAAGGGCGACGACGCCACGGCCTACCTGCACTATTTCAAGGGCTCCGGCGACTGGTACATCACCGAAAAGGACGCCAGCGGCAAGGGCACCGAACAGGCGTTCGGCCTTGCCGAACTGGGGCAGGGTGGCGAGCTGGGCTATATCAGCATCGACGAGCTGGTGCGCAACAACGTCGAACTGGACCTGCACTTCGACCCCAAGGTGCTGTCGGCGGTGCGCAAGGTGGAGCCGGAGCCGGAGCCCGAGCAGCCTGCCGAACCTGAGCAGCTGGGCGAGCCGCCAGCCGAGGAGGCTGAACGCATCCAGCGGCTGCTGAGCATGCTGGGCAGCGCCCGTGGCCAGTTGGCGACCATGCAGCCGGGCTCTGGCTTCTACGGCAACCTGCAGCGCGACATCGCCGATATGGCAAGCCAGCTGTGGCAGCTAGGCTATCGAGGCCCGGAAGTGGCGGAGGCTGACGCCGTGGCGGCTGGCGATGAGGATGAGTTGCTGGCTGAGCTGGCCGGAAGCGAGTCGCGGGAGTTCGACCCGACAACCGCAGACGACTACGCCAAGGTTTTGGCTGATGAATCCCTGCAACTGGCCCACCAAGACCGGCTCGATTCCTTTTTCCAGGAGCGCATTATCGGTGTGCGCAACGCTCTGCGTGACCTTGGCTGGAGCGGTGAGCGCTTTGGCGACCTAAGCAAGAACGGTGTCACGCTGAAGATGCACTTGAAGCAGGTCGGCGCGGGTAAAAATCTCGTTGGCGCCAACTATTCGCTTGCTGGCGTGCCCGGTTTCTTCATGAGCGATTCGCTCACGCGCACGCCGCAGGAACTGGCTCAGCATATCGACATGGGGCTGCCGGCGAAGAAAGAGCCGTTGCCGGCAGCGAAGCGCGCCATAAGCCCTTCGCTTGCAGAGGCTACTGAATCGTTGAGGTCGGCAATTTCTGATGCCGAGTTTCGCGGCGTCTTCATCAAGGCGGATGGCGACCCTTCCCAGGCAGTCGCGGCTTCGATTCTTAAGAGCGCAAAGACTTTTCTCCTTTATGCTGAAGCGCTGGCTCGCAAAGGCAGCTCGCTTTCTCCGACAGGCTCGCTTTGGATTAACGCCGATAAAGCATTTGACCGGGCGAGCCGGAATGCCAACTGGAATGAAGTAGCGAAGGCCCATGCGCCCGCCGCTGTAGCGCAGATTTTAAGCGCCTCAACTCCGGCAGAGGCTGCAGCGCTCCAAGCCGACTTCCTGGCGCTGTTCCTGCGCGCCATTACTTTGCCCGTAACTGCTGAGACCAATAAGACTGATGCGGGCTTGCCGGGCGGCGGAGAGCAGGCCGTCGATCCGCAGATGCTGATGCCGGAAGGCAAGGCCAACACCGTCAAGACCGCCAAGGGCACCAAGGTTGAAACAGGCTTTACCGTTATCGAGGCGGACCGACTGATCGCTTCGCACGATATCAACGGCAACCTGAACCCCGAATACCCGCAGATCATCCAGCCGCGTGACCGGGGCCGTGACAGTTCCATTGCCTGGGTGAAGAAAACTGCAAGCCAGCTTGACCCGGACAGCCTGGGCAGAACCTCGCGCGCAGACAGTGGCGCGCCGATCATTGGGCCGGATCGCGTGGTCGAGTCCGGTAACGGTCGCACTATGGCCATTCAGGAGGCGTACCGCGCCGGTACTGCCGACGAATACCGTGAATGGTTGATCGATGAGGCAGCCTACTTCGGCCTGGACGCTGAGCGCATTCGGGCCATGAAGGCTCCGGTGCTTGTGCGAGTGCGCACCTCTTCCGTCGACCGTCGCGAGTTCGCTGTAGAGGCGAATCAGGACGACAAGCTCACCATGACCGGCACCGAGAAGGCCAAGGCTGACGCTGACCGCCTGGATACGGCGCTGCTGGCCAAGCTGAGCGATGAAGGCAATCTGTTAGCGGCCAGCAACCGGGACTTCGTGAACGGCTTCCTGCAATCGCTGGGAGATACCGAGGCGGCGCAATACATGACCACCAATGGTCAGCCGACAGGTGCGCTAATCGCGCGTATTCAGGCCGCAATCTTTGCCAAGGCGTACAACGATGATCGCCTGCTTGAGCTGACCGCCGACAGCAGCCGGCCGGAAGTGGCGAACGTGCTCGAAGCGCTTAACGTCAGTGCGCCGGAGTTCATTCTGGCTCAGGCCGCCGACGCCGCCGGCACTCAGGCGTTGACCGGGCAGCTGGCCGATAGCGTCCAGACCTCGCTCAACCAGCAGGCCGTCGAGGCGATCATTCAGGCGACCAACCTGGTGCGCAAGGCGCGCTCGGAAGGCGGCAGTGTCGAGGAGGCAATCAACCAGCTCGGCCTGTTCGGCGATATCCCGCCGGCAACCGCAGCCATGGCCCTGTTCATCAGCAAGAACAACCGCAGCGCCAAGCGCCTTGGCGTGGCGTTCAAGGCAATGGCCGAGTTCGTGCGCCAGGAGGCCGAGCGCGGCCAGACCGTGGACATGTTCGGCGAAAGCCAGGCCGCGAGCCTGCAACAGATCCTCGAGGCGGCCAACCGCAAGCTGGATCAGGAGTACGGCGAAGGCGCCTATGCCATCGAAGGGCTTGATCTGTTCTCGCTACCGCCGGCCGAGCCTGAGCTGGCAGCAGAACCGACGCCAGAACCGACGCCGGAACCAGAGCCGGAGCCCGAAGCGCTCCCGGCTGAGCTGCTGCCAGATGCCGAGCCGGCCACCCCTGAACCCACTCCGGAACCCACCATGCAGCCCGAACCAGTCCCGCAGGAAAGTCCCGCCCTGGCCGAGGATCGCGAGTTTCTAGAATCGATCCTCAATAACACCGTGCCAGACATCCTGGCGCCTGAATTGGGCGACCAGATCGGCGCGGTTTATGAGCGCAACGCGGATGACGCACACATGCTGTCCCTGATTGAGCAGGCCGTCATGGCTTACCAGCGGGCGATGGAACAAGCAACGGCGAGCCTGTGAGGGGATGGTAATGCGATTCTTTTTTGACGATGTAGCAAGCATGGGGGCGCCGGCACTGCTGGCGCGCCTGCGCCTGGTCTCCGAGCTTGGGCGCACGCGCAAGGAGCTGCTGGGGCTGGCGCAAGGCGCAACGGCGATCATGCAGCGGCTGGGGCTGATCAAGCGGGCGAACCAGATTCGTGCCGAACTTGGCGCGCTGGCAGCGGAGGTGCCAGGGGCCTCGCTGCGCCTGAACGAGGAGCCGCCGCAGGTGCTGGCCGCGCCGCGCGCCAAGACCGCGCACCTGTACCAGTTCCACGAGAAGCGCACCAAGGGCCAGCGGCAGAAGGCCAATGATGCGGCCATCGTGCTGCTGAACAAGGTCGGCTTGGGCGAGCTGCGCCGTGAAGATCTGACCGAGACGGACCGTGCGGTGCTGGCCGGCTACACCGGCAACGGTGGTGCGCTGATCGGCGCGGACGGCAAGAAGGGTTCGGCCTACGAGTATTACACCCCCAAGCCGATTGCCGAGGGCATATGGGGCGCCCTGGGCGAGCTTGGCTTTGCTGGCGGCAAGGTGCTGGACCCGTGCGCGGGCGTGGGTATCTTCGGCGCAACCGCGCCACTGAGCGCCGCCGTGGACGCGGTAGAACTGGACACGACATCTGGTGGCATCAACGCGCTGGTCAACGACGGCGCGAGCTACAGCACAACGATCAGCCCGTTCGAGCGCGTGGCCGCCGCCACCCCGGACGAAATCTATGACGCCGTGGTCAGCAACGTGCCGTTCGGCACTCTGGCAGCCCGGGGCGGCAACCAGAAGCACGACCCGAAGTACCAGCGCGAAACGCTGGAGGCCTACTTTATCCTGCGCTCGCTGGATAAGCTCAAGCCAGGCGGCCTGGCGGCGTTTCTAGTGCCGCCGCGCTGCACGAGCGGCAAGGATGGCAGCGACGCAAAGCTGCGCCAGCGTGCCAGCCTGAAAGCTGAGTTCATTGGCGCTTACCGCCTGCCGAACAAGGTATTCGGTGCAGCCAGCGCCGACACCATCACGGACGTGATCTTCTTCCGCAAGTATTCGCGACAAGCCGCTGAAAAAATTGAGGAGCTGAAGGAGCAAGACCCCGCAAAACTAGCGGAGGCCAAGGTGTTGTGGGGCGAGTACCTGGAGGGCAAGTATTTCTCCGGTGAAGGTCGCCGCTTCGTGCTCGGCGAGTTCACGCCGAAAGATCCGAGCAAGTTCCGCGACGTCGACAAGGTGAGCAACCCGGCCAGCATTCCCGACATCGCCAAGATGCTCCGTCGGCTGCCGAAATCCCGCGTGGACTGGGGGCTGCTAGAGGCAGTCGAAACCCAGCCGATCATTTATGCCGAGGGCGACACCATCACTCAGGCCGGGCAGACCCTGCAGCTGCAAGCTGGCCAGTGGGTGCCATTGAAGGCCACCGGCAGCGACACGCAAGGCGCCGAACTGCTGGGCCACTTCAAGGATGCGTACAGCGCGTTCGAGCAGGATGCCGGCTACAGCGATGCGCTGACCCTCATGCAGTACATGAAACAAACCTCGCAATCGCTTGATATCCCTGGCTGGCTCGCGTCGACCATGGCCGAACTGGACAAGCTGGGCAGTGCCGAGGATCGCGCACGCGCCTGGCCTGCCGTGCTGGTGGGCCTGAGCGTGTCCCAGGTGCTGGATGAGGTCGGCCGTGACAGCGGCACGGACTTCTCGGCCGACTACGCGCGTCTGTCTTCGGCCATGCAGCGCCATGCAGCCACCGCGCGGCGCATCAAGGGCCTTGGCGGCTCCGCGCGCACCGCATTGGGCGAGCTGGCCAACCACTACAACCGCAAGACCGGCTACAGCGCCCTGTGGCGCGGCGATGTGCAGAGCGCGCCGACCATTCAGGTGACGGCTCAGCAGGGCTTCGAAGGCCTGCTGTACGAGAACAAGTCCAATTGGGCGACCCTGGAGCAGGCCAAGACCCTGTTCGGCGCGGACTTCGATCCATTCGAGCGTGACGACTGGTGCGTGTCGGCCGATGGCACCCAGATAAGCCGCGCCGATGACTACTTCGTCGGCAACTACGGCGAGTTCTGCCAGCGCATCGACGGCGAGATGGCGGCGGCGCCGAACGAGCGCGTGCGCGACAAGCTGCTGCGCCAGAAGGCGATCGCGTCCGAGCGTATCGACAAGGTGGACGTGAGCAAGATCACCTTCAACCTGTTCAGCCCCTACGTCACGCTGGAAGAGAAGGCCGAGTTCCTGCGCCGCTTCGTCCATCCGAGCGCGGTGGTGGTGTTCAACGACAAGACCAGCGAGCCGGAAATCGACTTCGACATACCCGGCAGCAAGCTGACCGACCGGGAAAAGCTGATTCGCCGCCTCGGGGCCTACCTGAAGAACGGCACCCTGACCCTCGGCGGAGTCAAGCTGTCGATGAAGGACGCGGACGCCATCAAGGAGCTGCGCGCCATCATCAACACGGCCAACGAGCAGTTCAACGGCTGGGCTCGCGGCAATGTTTCGGTGCTGGATCGCCTGCAGGCGCAGACAAGCGATCCGGCCCGGTTGCGCTTTACCCAGGCCGAGGACGAAAGCCCGCTGCCAATCCCCGGCATGAACCCGGCGCTGACCCTGCACGGCTACCAGAACGCCGAAGTGCGCCGCCGTAGCCGCGACTTCTCCGGCATCAACGGCTTTGACGTCGGGCTTGGGAAGACCTTCACCGCCCTGGCGCTGGTGCAGTACGTCCAGTCCATCGGTGTGAAGAAGAAGACCGCCATCGTGGTGCCCAACTCGGTGCTGTCCAACTGGCGCAACGAGGCGCAGCGCGCCTACACCGGCACCGATGACTGCCTGTTCATCGGCCTGCGCGAGGACGGCAAGGGCGGCGCCGTGGTCAGTTCGAGCAACTACGACGAAGACCTGAACCGGGTGCTGGAGAACCGGCACAGCAAGATATTCATGACCATGGAAGCCTTCGAGCGCATCCGCCTGAAGGACGGCAGCATCGCCGATTACGAGCAGTTCATGCGCAGTGCCGACGCCTCCTTCGCCGAAAGCGAGGACAAAAAGGCCGACGAGCGCGCCAAGGGCAAGGCCAAGACGATCCTCTCGATTCTCGGCAGCAAGGCCGGAGCGGCGCCGTTCCTTGAGGATATGGGCATCGACTCGCTGGTGGTGGACGAGGCGCATGTGTTCAAGAACTCGGCCGCTACTGTCGACTTCAAGGGCGGCAAGTACCTGTCGCTGAGCCCGGCGTCCAAGCGCGGGCTGGATGCCCAGGCCAAGGCGTGGCTGATCCGTGGCGGCTCGCCGCGCGGCGATGGGGTCCTGCTGCTGACTGCCACCCCGATCACCAACAGCCCGCTGGAAATCTATTCCATGCTCAGCCTGGCGGCCGGTCATGGGCGAGTGAACGATATGTTCGCCGGCACCTCTGGCGCCGATGGCTTCATGAATGCGGTGTGCAACATCGTCAACGAGGATGACGAGTCGCTGGACGGCCAGGCGCGGGCGATCAACGTGTTCCAGGGCCTGAACAATGCCGAGATGCTGCGCGGCTCGCTGGGCCAGGTGGCGACCATCAAGAGCGCCAAGGATGTCGGCAGCCAGATCAGCGTTCCGGACGCGCCGGAGCGTGCCACTCGCATCAACCTGCCGGAGGCCACCGTTCGCCAGCTCGAGCAATACAAGCTGGCGTACCGCTATGCCGCCGATGCCATTGCCGAGCGCAGCGACAACCGCGGCGACGCAGCGGCGTTCGACAGCGTGGCGGCCCGGTTTGGCGAGCCGATGGAGTTGATCGGCCACCCGTTCAACCTGATCAACAAGATGACCATGCTCATCGCCGACCCGGATCTGGATCAGCGCGTGTCGCGCTTCATCATTGCCGAGGGCCAGCAGGACGCCGCGCAGAAGCTGGTGGAGGCGTGGAATGCGAAGAAATTCACCGAAGACCGCCCGCGCCCCGGCCCGAATGCCACCGAGGACGAGGCTGTCAGCCGCAAGGCGCTCTACGACAGCGACAAGGAGCTGGTCGGCTATCTATTCAAGATGCCGGTCAAGGCATGGGTGGCAGGCGCAACCATCACCATCGACAGCATTTCCGCCGACATGCAGGAGCGCTTCGAGGAGATGGCCGAGAAAGCCGGCGTGGCTCTGGATGTGAGCGTGCCGCCGAAGCTCGCCGCGCTGCTGGAAAACGTCCAGATCGAAGCGGCCACGCCGCGCGGCATCGACGAAAACGGCGACAAGATCCCGTATGCCAAGCAGATCATCTTCTGTGACCTGCTGGGCATGCATAACAAGATCAAGCGTCTGATCGCCAAGCGCGCCGGGGTGCCGGCATCGGCCATCGCCATCATCACCGGCCAGCGCAACAACGCGCCGGATGAAATCATGGAAGTGCAGAACGGCTTCAACGCGCCAGGCGAGGCCAACAAGTACCGCGTCATCATCGCCAACGAAAAGGCCGAGGTCGGCATCAACCTGCAGAAAGGCACGCAGGCCATCCACCACCTGACCATCGGCTGGACGCCGGACAGCCTGACCCAGCGCAACGGGCGCGGCGTGCGCCAGGGCAACAAGACCCAGGCGGTGACCATCTACCACTACGACGCGGACGGCACCTTCGATACCGCCAAGCGTTCGCTGGTCAACAGCAAGGCCGACTGGATCGGCTCGCTGATGAGCAAGGACGGCGGCGACAGTGTGGCGATCACTGGCGGCATGAGCCGCGAGCAGATGGAAGTGCTAATCGATGCCGTGGGCGATGCCGATGCCGTGACCCGCATTCAGGAGGCGATGGCCGCCAAGGAAGCGCAAAGCCGGGCGACCAGCAACCGCGACCGCCAGCGCATCAACCTGGACACCATCGCCAAGCAGAACGAGTTCTTGAGCGATAACGCCAAGGCTGAAGGCTGGATCGCCCGCAAGGTCGGTGCGCTGATGGCGGCCATGGCGCAGACGCAGCAAACCCGCTCGCGCCTGAGCAACCCCAAGGCATCCGAGTCGGCGCGCGCGAAGAATCAGGCGCTGCTGGCCGAACAGGAAGTGCGCGAGCGCGGTATCGAGCGGCTTATCGAGGAGGCAGCGACCTTCCGGCCTGCGGCCTACGACCACCAAACGCGCACGATCAAGCCGGCCGAGGGGGCTGAGCCTCTGGCGCCGCGCGACGTGGTGCTGCGCTTCCTGAGCCAGGCCAAGCGTGGCGAGAACCGGGTAAACGATCTGGTCGACGCCTTGCGCGCCGGCCGGCTGGGTTATGGCGCGGTGCACATCGAGGTCAATCCGGACGCCGAACTGGTCAACGATTGGGAGGCCGAAGTCAGCATGGCTACATCCATGCGCGATCAGGCGGTGGCCACCTACCAGAAGCAGGCAGGGCAGGCCGGCGCACTGCCGAGCGGCGTGGCCGAAGCCTTCAGCCGCGGTGAGGGCGTGATGATCGGCGACGTGCCGGTGATCGCCGGCTGTTTTATCGCGCAGGAAGGCGTGGATCTGTCGCATACCCTGCTGGCCGTGGGTGCTGCCGGGCTGATGCCGGGCCGAATGTCGGCGCGCGGGATCTGGCGTGGCACCGAGCAATCGGTTCCGCTGGCTGCTGCCGTGCCGACCGGGCGGGTGATCTATCCGGGCTCGGCGGCCTACGAGGACTGCCTGACGACTGCGGCGGCCTACGAGGATGCCGAAGAGCGCGCCGGGCGCACGTCGACAATCTTTACCGAAGCCTGCCCGGACGTGGCCACGCGCCGCGAAACCGAGGCCCTGGCGCTGTATCTGGTGCGCGGCCACCACCTGCCGGCGCCGCATTTCCCGATCGTCATCGAGCCCAGCAGCGCCACCGAAGGTACGGCACTGCTGCCGCGCATCGTCGAAGCGCAGAGCAAGGTGATCAAACGCTGGGAAGGCTTGCGGTTCGCGGTGTCCAGTTCACTGGAAGTCGAGCCGGCAAGCGGCATCCTGCGGCATGAGGCGCTGCGCGACTACGCCATCGCCCACTCGCTGCAGGCCAAGGCGGCTGACTTCGGCGTTTCCGGGCGCTATTACCTGGAGCTGATGATTCGCCCGCTGATCCAGTCGCCGGGCTTTGACGAGGCGCTGGCGGGCAGCGATGCGGACGCCATCGAACAGGCTGTAGCGGCACATGTTCGCAGTGTGGCGCCGTGGTTCGATTTCGCTGGCGACGAGACCGCATTTCTGACTCCCGGCCAGCGCGCACGGGCGTCTCGCGCGGTGCTGGCGGCGGGTGGCGAGCCGGCTGTTCCAGCGCTTGCAAGCAGTGGGGCGCCGGGCGATCTGGTCAATGTCACCGGCAAAACCATGGACTGGAAAGACCGCATCAAGAGCTATGCTCTGCGCGATGGCCAGAAAGCCAAGTGGAATGGGCGTCGCGAATGCTGGAGCATGCGTCGGGCGGCCTGGGAGAAACTGATTGCGGACTTCCCGCGCGCAGCCGAAGATTTGCGGCTATTGAACTGAGGGCATTATGGCATTCACTGAATACCTGTTTGACAAGGAGCTGATCGAGGAGGCGACCCAAGAGCGGGCCGCCTCCCTGAAGGCGAACAAGGGTTTTTCGGACTTCCCCGGCTTCGCGCTGGGGGTGTTCGAACGGCGCCTGGCAAAAGACCCGTTGCGCTACCGCGACTATGGCCCGTACTGGCCGGCGCTGAAGGATGCGCTGAACCAGTCCGGCCGCTACTACGGGGCCAGTGATGACCCGCTGGTGCGCGAGACCTACCGGGGCGACACCCTGGCGCAGACGCTGGTAATGGCTGACGAGTTCCGCACCATGTATCTGGCCACTCAGGCGGTCGGCACCAATCAGCTCATCCTCGATGGCGAGAGCGGGGAGGCATGGGAGCTGTTTGACCCCGATATGGAGTCCCGTGCGTAGCAGGAAAAGCACCCGCATGCTGAGGGTATGGCGCGGCTAGAGTCGTGCCATGCCTACTCAGACCCCCCCAAAGCAGCGGCGCGGCATCCTTTCCAAGCTAGGCCTCTCGGCCAGGAAGTGGGAAAGCGAGAACCTCCCCGCGAGCAACGAAATTCAGCCGGCCGACAGCATGCTGTACGGCGCCGGGATGACCACGGTTGCCAGTCTCATGGCGTCCGGCATGCGCCAGGCGCGCACGCGCCAGGCTATCTATGATCAATGGTCGCAGATGGAGTCGGACCCTATCGTTTCCTCTGGGGTTACGCTGCTGGTGACCGCCGCTCTCGGCGGACACGAGACCAATGGCGACCTGGTGTTCATCGAGAAGAAATCCTCGGTCAAGGAGGGTGATCGACGGGCAGCGATTGTTGATGAGATTCGCGAGGATCTGGGCCCGCTGCTCAATCGCGTGGCCTTCCAGATGTCCTACCTGGGTGCGGTTTTTGGCGACTCGTATGCGCGCATCTACGCCGATAGCCGCGGCGTGATCGACCTGTATGTCGACGAGCTGGTACGGCCTCCGCTGGTGCAGGCGTTCGAGCGCGGCAGCCGCACGGTAGGCTTCGCGGTCTATACCGGCGAGAAGAACTTCCAGCGACTGGATTGCACGCAGATGGCGCGCCTGAAGATGCCGCGCACGCAGTGGGTGCCGCAACACGGGGTCTTCGAGAAGTCGCTGAGGCTGGCCCTGGAGGTCGACGATATTGATGCGTTGCCACTCATGCCGAGCATGGCGGGCGGCTCGCTGATCTACTCCGCCGAGGAGCCCTACCGCAATCTGGTGGCCAGCCTGCTCGGCCTGGTTGGGCAGCGCTGGATGGACTCTATTGATGAGCAGATGCTGACGGTCAACCTCAACGACATGTCGCAGGCAATGCAGAAGAAGTTCATCGACTCCATCACGAAGATGCTGAAGCGATCAAAGGAGGTAGCGGAAGAGGCGGTGAAGGGCGGGCGGCCAATCATGGAGCGCATACGCCACGTCATTCCCGTGTTTGGCGAAAAGCAGCTCACTACCGTCCAGCCGGCCAATGGCGGCCAGCCAGGTAGGGCCGGGAGCATCAGCATTGAGGACGTGATGCTGCATGCGCGCCTGCTGGCCGGCGCCATCGGCGTTGACCTGTCCATGATCGGGTTTGCTGACCAGATGTCGGGCGGGCTTGGCGAGGGCGGTTTCTTCCGTACGTCTGCGCAGGCAGCCGAGCGCGCCCGCGTTATTCGCGTGGCTCTGGCCGAGTGCTTTAACCAGATCATCGACATCCATACGCTGCGGCGCTACGGCGTAGTGTTTGCGCCGTCCGAGCGCCCCTGGAATATCAACTTTTACGGCTCCATCTCTGCCCTTGAGGCCGAGAAACAGCGCACCCGTAGCGATGGCATGGGCGTTGGCCTGATGCTGGCCCAGGCCATGCAAGCGATGAAGGAGATGGGTGCGAGCAAGGAAGTCATGATCCGCTTCCTGGTCGACATCATGATGCTCGATGAGGAGCAAGCCACGCTCTATGCGCAGATCGTAGATGCCGAGCCGCCAGGAGGTGGCGATGGGGCTCTATAACAACGTCGCCGACAGCCTTTCAGGCCTGGGGCTGGGCGGGAACTTCCTTGGCAAGCTGGATGGCGCGATCCGCTCTGGCGCAGAGCAGGCAGGAGCCTATGCGGGCTCGGCACTGGGCGGCGGCAAGCTGGCTGCGGCAGTGACGAAAGCAGGCGCCACTATTGGCGGCGGTATCGTCAGCAGCCAGATGAACAGCCACATTCCAGCCAGCATGCGCAATGCGATCAACGCCGGCGCCAAGGCAGGCAGCCAGTTGCTTAACGGCGACTGGGAGGGCGCGGCGCTTACCGCCTTGGAGTCCGGCGAGGTCGATAGACTGCTGGGCGATGTGCTCGGCGGCCAGGCTGCGCAGGCCCGCTACTGGGCCGGCACCAACCAGCTGTATGGGGGCATTACGCCGACAGAGGCAAAACGCATCTATGCCGAGGCGATCAGTGCCCGGCGAGCCAAGAAGAACCTGTTCCTGCTGAAGGTGAGCAGCCCTGTGTCAGGCGACTTCTCGCAGACCTTCAACCTCTTCTGCACGGACATCGATCTGAATCCGATGAACATCACCGGCGAGAAGCGCCGGGTCGGTGCAGCCATGGTCGACTGCGTACAGTCCAGCGAGGCGGTGGAGCTGCGGATCACCACCTTGGACGACCGCGCCGGCTCCTTAAAGCAATGGTTTGAAGCTCACGCCGCCGCTGTCGCCGCGCGCGATGGCACGGTTGGGGTTCCTGCGAACTATGCCATCACCTTCACTATTCAGCATGCCTTTGTCGGCGACGCCAAAGGCTTTGAAGGCAGGGGGCTGTACCGGCCCGCGAGCTACGAGGTTGGGCTGTCCCGGCGCGAAGACGCGCTTGAGGAAATCCAGATGACCTTTACCCAGCTCGACACCTTCATGAGGCCGTAACCATGCTGCAGCACGACGAACAGGGCTTCCTGGTTGGGGCCAGGCTCAATGCCGACGAAATCACCGGGCAGCTTGAGTCTATCCACGACGAATTGAAGGCGATCAGGGCCGCGCTGGCTGGAGGCAGTGCCGCGCCGGCTGCGCCGCCGGCCGTTACTGGCGCCGCGCCGATGGCAGAGGCGCAGATTGCGCGGCCTCGCCCTAGCGCTGGTGACGTTCGCCGGCTTCAGCAGGTTGTGGTGATCCGGGAGCGAGACGGAGGGGGCCGCCAAGGCGAGGCTCAATCGACCCCGGCCGCCAGCTCTGCCGCGCTGGCTGGAGGCAGTGCCGCGCCGGCTGCGCCGCCGGCCGTTACTGGCAAGGTCGTGGTTGCGGGGAGGCCGGCAGGCGGGGAGGCGCTTAAGCAGCGTGACGCATCTGGTCGATTTTCGCGCGGCGATACCGGCGGGAGTGATGATTCGGCCAGGACGGTCGGCGCACTAGCCGGCGTCGGCGAGCGGATTGCCGGGGCCATCCGCGAGATGGGTGACGGCAGCGAAGAGGCGGACCCATCCGTCAAGGCGCTCAATGAGATTGCTCAGCCTCTCTCGCGAGGCTTCGGTAAGATCTTCGGCGGCGGCCAAGAGCGCAAGCAAGAGCGCTGGTACCGGCGCTTCTGGCGCGAGATCACCCAAAAGCGCCGCGAAGATCAGGCGGCAAACAAAACAACGCAGCGCACCCTGAAGAACATTGAGCGCAAGCCGACAGGAAGCGAGAGCAGCTCCGGCCTGCTTGGCTTTGCCGGGGTGCTGCTGGCGCCTCTCTTGGGGCTATTCAGCAAGCTGTTACTGGCGCTTTCGTTTCTTTCCAGACTGTCGGGCCTGACCCGGCTTCTGGCTCTGATGGCGGGCGTTGGCGGTGCGCTCAAGCGGCTCGTTTCGCCGGGCGCACGAAAGCTATTTGGCGGGGATGGGCGCGGATCCTCAGCCGGGGCAAGGCCTGCCGGCACCACTGCTGCGGGAGGTGCTCGATCAGGCGCGAAGGCGGGCGCTCCGGCGGGCGAGCCAAGGGCGGGGAATGTTGCTGCCAGCTCGGCAGGCAAGGGCGCTGCGCGTGGGTTGTTGAAGCGGATTCCCCTTCTAGGGACGCTGCTTGGTGCTGGCTACATGGTCAGCGACATTGCGGCATCGGAGGGCGGCGAAGGCACGCGCAGAGAGAAAGATGCCGCTACCGGCTCTGCCGTTGGCCGCGGCATCGGCGGGCTCGGCGGTATGGCCGGAGGGGCGGCCGTAGGCGCAGCCATTGGTTCGGTTGTTCCAGTGGTCGGCACCCTGGTCGGCGGTCTGGTCGGTGGCGCCCTGGGCGGGTTCCTGGGCGACTCTGCCGGCGACATTATTGGCGAAAAGGTTGGTCTATGGGTTAACGACCTGCGCAGAGCAAATGTTCCTGGCGCGATCCTTGATGCCTGGCACTTGTCTACCGACTTCTTCAGTAGCTTGTGGCAGCAGGCCAGTAGCGGGCTATCTGAGCGCTGGGCATCGGTCAGCTCTTATATGTCGGAGACCTGGGCGGCTGTCTCGGGTGGCGCGTCGGCCTTGTGGGCGAGCGTTGCCGGGACGGTTACGGCGGGCTGGGGCTCGCTAAGCGCGAACCTTTCAGGCGCCTGGACAAGCGCCGTCGAAGGCATGCAAAAGGGCTGGGACAGCACGCTGAAGCTGGCGGCCGAGGGCTGGGCAGCGCTGTCCGGGTTTGCCGGCAAGGCCAGTGATTGGCTCAAGGAAAAGACCGGCGTTGACCTCAAGAAGGCCTATGCCGACGCCAAAGAAACTGCCGGCGGCCTGGTGGATGGCGCCAAGGCGGCGGCCAGCAGCACGCTAGACAAGGTATCGAGTTTCGCCAGTAGCGCTGCGCAGAGCGTCAAGGCCGGCGCTACAGCGGTGGCTGATGCCACTGGCGTGAGCACTGCCGTGCGCGCAGTGAAGAACTCGGTCAGCTACGCCACCGGCAAGAAGGCGATGCGCCATGCCATGGCCGAATCCGGCATTACCGACCCGAACGAGCAGGCCGCCTTTATGGCGCAGATGGATCATGAATCGGCTGGATTCACCAGGCTTGAAGAGAACCTGAGCTACAGCCCGAAACAGTTCCTAAAGATGTTCGGGGCGCGCGCTGGCATCAACACTGAAGACGAGGCAAAGGCCATCCTGAGCAAGGGGCCTGAGGCGACTGGCGAGGCTATGTACGGCGGCGCATGGGGCGCCAGGAATCTGGGCAACACTGAGCCAGGAGATGGTCACAAGTTCCGCGGGCGCGGCTACACGCAGCTTACCGGCCGATCCAACTACGAGGCCGCAGGGAAGGCGCTGGGCATAGACTTGGTGAGTAATCCGGATATGGCTGCCGATCCCGAGGTCGCGGCAAAAGTTGCCACCTGGTACTGGAAGAGTCGTCCTGGGCTGAGCGAGGCCGCCAAGAACGGCGATGTAACCGGTGTCACGAAGAAGATCAATGGCGGCACCAATGGGCTGGCGGATCGGCAGGCAAAGACCGAGAAGTACCTGGCTGAAGCCATGAGCGGCAGCTTGACTATCGATCCGGCAGGCTCCCCGTCGCTCAGCTCGGCGCCTGCTGATGCTGTGGCGGTCACGCAGCCGCGTACGACCCCTTCGCCTGCCGCCTCAATTGAGGCGGTCGCGCCTGCCGCTGCCAATCCTGTCGCGCCGCCTTCGCTGGCCCTGGTAACGAATAGGGCGCCGATTGCTCCTGCCGCACCGGCCATGGCCAGCACGCCGAGCATTCCGGCTGTGCCCACTCCAGCCGTAGCCAGCATCGCGGAGGCGCCGAGCATTTCCGTGCCGCTTGGAGAGGGCGGCAAATCTGCCGGGCGGCAGGTGGGTGCCGCCCAGGACGTGCCGCGTGACCTGCCGGATCGTCGCATTGCTCACGTTGTCACTGGCGCCTACAGCGGCATGGGGTAAGCGGAAAAGTCAGACGGGCGGCGGATGTCCCCGCATCTAGCATGGCTCCATGAAAACGATCACCGGTGACGATATTGCAGGAATGGTCGAGCACTGGCTGAGCACACCAGTGAACGGCTACCTGGGCTCCGGCTACGGCCAAGACCTTCCCTCTCTGCTGCAGCGCCCGCACTCCGACGGGGCGGCGGATGGCTTCATGCGGAAGATGCGCGAAGACGTTCAGATTTTGACCGCACTCCCCGAGGACGCAGTGACGCTGTACGGCCAGCCGGTCGGCGTGGACCGGCTGGATATTGTTCTAGAGGTAACCGGCAAAACCTACAACCTGTCAGAGGCCGACCAGTAATGCTGCTGCGCGAAGACTTCCAGAAGGCCATTGAATCCAGCGTGGCCCGCTACCCAGCCGTCGGCGCCCTGGTGAAAGCCGGAGACCCGCGCATCCTCCAGCACCTGGATGCGATGGCAACCATGCTAGGCATGTATTCCGCGCAGCTCGAAGTCGCATCCGCCGAGCCTTTCGAGAAAACCCGGGATAGCACCGTACTGGCCGACGCGGCCATGCGTGGCCTGGTGCCAAAGTCCAGCCCTGCTCGACTAAAGATTGCCATCCTCAACAAAGGGAATGCCCCCTTTCGGATAGAGCAGGGGCGTATGCTCGTGGATGTCGCCGGGCGCATGCTGCGCGTGGAGGCCCCTGTCGACGTGCCTCCGGCTGGCGCTGAGTACGCAGAAGCCGTTCAGCTGTACAGCAAGACCATCACCCATACTGTTGTCGACAGTCGGCCGTTCTACGAAGTGGCGCTCGACCTCGCGGACGATGACTCGGCGCTCTGTGGTGTGTCCATATCCGATGGCGGCGGGGTTTACGAGTACCGCGAGCGCTACGTCAACACACTGGAGGGGGAGCGGGTTTACCACATTGAGGCCGACGAGCGGCAGCGGGTGTATGTCCGCTTTGGCCAGGATGGCGTGGTCGGCACGCAGCCGATCGACGGGACCGACATTGCCATCACGGCGTTCTATTCCATGGGCGACGTGGAGTTCAAGGCGGGCGGCCCAATAGCGTTCGAGAGCATGGGCGGACCGGAAGAGTCGCTGATCGAGATGCGCCTTGATTCTGTGCTTGAGGCCGGGCAAAACCCCCTGGACATGCGTACGCTTCGCGAGCTGGCGAAATACCCCTCAGTCTACAACCACAACGCCGTTTTTCTCGGCGAGTTCGACTTCCTTGTGCGCCGCCACTTCCCGTCTCTTCGCTTTCTTTCCGTCTGGAACGAGGGGGCAGAAGAGGCAATCAGGGGCATGAGCGTGGACAACATCAACACCCTGTTCGTGGCCTGCCTGTCGGGCTCCGGCGAAGAGCCGGTGCTGCTCCAGCCTTCTGGGCAAACTGTGGCACCGCAGGCGATTACCGATCTCACCGAGACCCAGCAGTCGATCAAGGCGAGGATTCTGGCAGCGGACGACAGTTATCGAGTGCGCTTCTACACGCCGGTACGCTCCGAGGTGGCCATGACGGTGCGCGCCAAGGTCGCGTCGTCCTATGAGGAGTCCGTCGTTCGCGAGCAGATTCGCAAGGTATTGCTGGATAACTTCGGCGTCGATGCGCCGCAATCTCGGCGAGGCCTGAATACACCGCTTTACCAGCAGGTCTATCAGGTGCTGCGGCAAGGGGTTCCGGCCCTGGCTGTCGGTCGGGCAGACCTGAGAGTCGACATTGAGGAATCAAGCGAGACGGTCGAGCGCCCGGAACTGTGGCGCTATGTGTCTCCTGAGTCCCTGGTAGTGGGCGTCGCCACTGCGAACGTGGCCACTCCCTACTGGGGGGCTGGATTTTGAGTAGCTTCGACTTCCGGCTGGCGGAACTGCCCGAGGCAGCGCCGCTTCAGCATAGCGCGGCAGTCACCCAGATTGAGCGCGAACTGAAGGATCTCTTCGTTGAGCTGTTCGCCATGGTGGGCAAGGACACGTTCGACGCCGGTGTGCTGGGCGCCGCGCACCTGGGCTCCTTTGACCTGGTGCGCAAGATGGTCAATCACGACGGCCTGGTGCTGCTCAGGGGCGCTCGCGAGGAGTCGGCAACGCGCTATCTGTACCGGGCCTGGAAGTCCGGTGACGTGCAGAAGCGCGGCCTGCACTTCGTGCGAACCTATCTGCAGCTGCTGTTCCCGGGTGAGGCGTCCGTAAAGCAGCTGTGGCACGACAAACGCCACCCGTATGGCACGGCCTTTATTGCCAACGAGCCACGCGATCCGTATTGGTTTCACTTCCTGGGCGAAGCCGGCCTGCAGCTCAACGGCGCCTGGAAGGTCGGTCGCCCGCTGCTGGTTGACGAGGTGGAGCCTCCACCTCATGCACCGGATGAGGAAAACCTGTTCCTGACCTCTCGCATCGAGATTCTGCTTGGGCTTGAGGCGCTGGCCAGTGGCGAAAACCAGCTTGAGGCCGGCCGCCGTTCTGCCACCAGCGGGCTGCTGGACGTGATTCGAGCGGTAATTCCAGCGCGCCTGGTGCCGATCTTCCGCTTCTGGCTGCGGTTCGTGCTGAGTGTTCAGGTGCGCACCAGCGGCAGCCTGCTGATGCAAAAAGATTCGCTGATGCGCTACCGCTGGTGCGGGCGGATCGTCACTAATGACGATGATGCGAAGTGGTCGCTAGGCCGGGACGCCGAGCTGGTGAGGCTGCCACAGCCGCTCGGCTCCTTCCGGGTCGGTGAGCGCCGCGGCGGGAAGAGCGCGTGGCGACTACATAGCTGCAGGGCGAGCAGCTCCATCCTGATGGAGCAGAAGAGCAGTGCGGTTGTTTATCGGATGCCCGGCCTGGGCGAGCGCGGCCGTCGCCTGGATGGCGCGTGGCACCTCGGCGGGCGGCAGCCCGAGGCGCTGACTTGGGCAGACATCCGCAAGGCTGTCGAAGTCGTCCAGCCACAGCAGCTGCTTACCACCTTCCACGAACACATCGACATCCGCTACCCGGCCAGCCCGGCCAGGCTTGGCTCCGCCATGCGGATCGGTGGCGGCTGGCGCCTGAACGGCGAGGCAAGGCTCGCTCTGGCTCGCGGCGGGCAGAAGCTGGGCGGCTTCAAGCTGGCCCGTCAAGGCATCGGCGCAGAGGCCGAATCCATCTACCGGATCGACGGCACGGCAAGCGGCAGCCCGGCCAGGCTCCCGCTGCAGACCGTGGCCAAGCTGCGGCGCTGGAATCGCAAGCTGGATGGCCGTTGGCAGCTGGGGGCAGTGACTCGCATCGGGCGTTTCTGGTTAGACGGTGTGCGGCTGCGAAGTCGGAAAATGACAGCGGCCCGCGCGCTAGGGGGCTTCAGACTTAGCCCGAACGAGCATGCAGGCCTGGCTGACCTCGGGGCAGTCCGAAGCATGCCGCTGAACGGATCATGGAGGCTTGGCGCCATGGCGGCGCCAGAGTTCTCCCTAACCATTACCCGCGTGAGGTGAGCATGGCTGAGGCCATAACCGTAAAAGGCTATCGCAAGCGCCTGGCTGCCGCGATGGCAGGCGGCGCTCCGCTCAAGAAGGTGAAGTTCATGGCCTTCGGGGATGGCGGACACAACGCCGACCTAACCGCCAAGCCGCCGTCTGACGAGCAGGAAGCCCTGAATCATGAGGTGCTCCGCAAGGTGCTGACCGCTGTTGCCCAAGAAGACCTGTTTTCCGTCACCGGCAGAGGCCTGCTGGAGTCGAACGAGCTGATCGGGCTGCGCATTTCCGAGGCCGCGTTACTCGACGAAGACGGGAAGATGATCGGCCTTAAGAACTTCGCTCCGAAGGTGAAAGAGTCCGACGAGCGCTACGAAATCAGTATCAAGTTGCGATTCTAAGGAGCGCAGATATGCCATTGCCGGTCAATAACATCACGCAGATTCCGAACAATGAGCCGGATGCGGTGCCATCGCTCTGGAACACCCGTTACGAAGAAATCGACCAGAACTTCGCTTACCTCGAAGCCGGTCGCGCCGCTGCCGCATCCGAGCTTGCTGGAGCGCGGGGCGAAAAGCCGAGCGTGGGGGCGCGCATTGACGAAATCGCGCAGCAGGTCACCCAGTTATCGCCGGAGTTTCAAGGCCACCTGGCCGGCGCCATCAAATACGCGCTCGACCAGGCCGGCGTCGCCAACAGCTCAATCCAGGCGCTCAAGCAGCAGATCCAGCAGGAAGGCGAGTTGCTGATCGAGAACCGGGGGGTTGTGTCCGGTTGCACTGTCGAAAAATCGATCACCGCCGCGCGCAACCTGAACCTGACCGCCGGTACTTGCTTCGCGAATGGCCGAGCGTACGCCGTTGCCAGCGGCGCCAACATGGCGTCCGTGCCGAGCAACATCGGTGCCGGCAGCGCGACGGTTGCCGCCTACCTGTACCTCTCTGCCGGCGGCTGGAAGTTGGCCGTCACCGCCATCGGCGAGTCCGTGCCCGCAGGTGCCATCCGCCTTTACAACATCACCATTCCGGCCAACAGCACCGATGCCACCGATCCGAACCTGAGCAACGTCACCATCACCAGCGTGCGCCGCGTCGAGGCGGGCTTCCCGCAGTTCTTCGACACGCCGGTTAGCCAGTTCGTGCCGATCAGCACCCTGTCTGCCAACGATTGGCGCATTGACATCGACGTAGTCAGTGCAGATGGGGCGCCCTGCGACCGGAAAGCCCTGAACATCGCCAGCCGCGCGCCCAACGGCTTCACCCTCGAACTCGCATCCGCCGCCGACAACGTGCGCGTGCGCTACCGCGTCAGCAAGCTCAACAACTAAACGGGAGACGAACATGCCCCAGATCAATCTCATGCAGCCGGGTCAGCCGGTTGCCAACTTCTCGGTTGACGGCACCGTCGTGGTCGTTGCCGGCGTCTCCGTTGATGCGGCAGCCGTGCAGGCCGATGCATCGGTCATCGTGGAGATTCGCCACAACGGCGAAACCGCGCAGGTCGGCGGCGATGGCGCCTACCTGGCTCACATCGAAGTTCCGCCGGCCGAGTACAGCGAATCGCTCATCGACGAGGAGAGCGGCGAAGTGATCGTGCCGTCCGAGCGCCTGCCGCTCGACCCCAACACCATCAAAGTCACCCTCTGGCCGACTGCCTAAGCGCAGCTGAAGGAATACCGACATGCCTACCATCTTCATCAAAGACGACCTGCGCGCCGCCGTGGAGGCGGCCTCTGGCGGCCGCCAGACCGTGCTCTACACGGCGAAGGGCCAGCCCAGCTACATGAACGTAGTGCCAAAGTTCAACCTGGAGGACGTGGCCGACACCGCCGGCAGCCTCGGCACCGGCGTCCATCCGGCGTTTATCGTCAACGGAATCGAGAAGAGCGAGTTCTTCTACGGCAGCTACTCCGGCGTGATCAAGAACGGCGAACTGCTGAGCCTGCCCAACACCAACCCGGGCCGCAGCAGCAGCTTCGACACCTTCAGCAATGCTGCCCGCGCCAACGGCGCCGGCTGGCACATCAGCACCAACGCCGAATGGGCCGCGCTGCTGCTCTGGTGCCACAAGAACGGTTTCGTGCCACGCGGTAGCGACAGCTTTGGCCGCAGCTCCGATGCCAACTACGAGAGTGGTCGCCGCGTAGACGGGCAGGCCCCGGGGATCACGTCGGGCGACCCTGCCATTTTGACCGGCTCCGGCCCGGCCAGCTGGCGCCACGACAACACCAGCGGCGGTATCTCCGACCTCGTCGGCAACGTGTGGGAATGGCAGGGCGGCCTGCGCCTGGTTGATGGCGAGATCCAGATCATTCCGAACAACGACGCGGTGAACGCAGACCTGGCGGAAGCCTCAATCGCATGGAAGGCCATCGATGGCGCAACCGGCGCATTCGTCGCGCCCGGCCACGCCAATGCGGTGAAGTACGCCGTAAGTGGCACCGCTGCCTACACTCTGGTGCGGGCTTCTGGGCAAAGTTTCGGCGGTATCACCAACCCCAGCGCCACGCCTGTATCGGCGGCTGCATTGCAGGTGCTGAGGCGCAATGGTCTGTTCCCAGATGCCAGCCGCGCCGATGGCGACGGCCTCTGGCTGGATCTTACGGGCGAGCGCCTGCCGATTCGTGGCGGCAACTGGAGCAACGGGGCCTACGCTGGCGTGCGCGCGTTGAACTTGTTCTACGCCCGCTCGCTCGTCAGCAGCAGCCTCGGTGCCCGTCCCGCTTTTGTGCTCTGAAATCTGCTTTATGGAAATCTGCAGGGCGCGCGATAGCGCGCTCTGTGCTTTTAAGGAAGTTACGTGTCCAACGCCGATTTGCTGATTCGTCAGCGCTGTGAAGAAATGATTGCGTATGCGTATGTTGCCATCCGCCACTTCCCAAAATTTGAGCGCCATGTGCTGGGCGCTGAAATAAGGGAAAGTTTGTGGTCGCTGCTGCGGGCAATCATTATCTGCAACAAGCGTTACCACAAGAAAACAACTCTCACCGACCTTGACGCAGAGCTTGATGTTCTTCGGGCTCAAGTGCGCACGGCATTCAGCCTGCAGTACCTCGACCAGAAGAAATACGAAAACTGGGCACGGTTAAATGATGAGTTGGGGCGAATGATCGGCGGTTGGATTAAATCGCAACAGGGCTAATGCGTTACCGCGCCTGCCGATTCGTGGCGGCAACTGGAACAACGGGGCCAACGCTGGCGTGCGCGCGTTGAACTTGAACAACGCCCGCTCGAACGTCAACAGCAACATCGGTGCCCGTCCCGCTCTTGTGTTAAGTCAGAAACGGTTCGCTTACGGGCGTTCCGGCAGTACACACACAAAAGGACGCATCAGCCTCGGCGAATAGCCGAAACACTTAACAGGCCGTGGGCAGCTAGTAGTTTGCCGAACGCTGTCGCGGCTGCTTTAAGGAATGAAATGCCCATCAGCTACAACAACCTGTACGAGCAGATTTATAGCTTCGATAACTTGCTGGCCGCGTGGTTTAAAGCCAGAAAGGGCAAGCGCCGCCACCGCGAGGTGCTTAAATTCGAGCTTGATCTTGAAGGTAACCTGATCGCTCTACAGAACGAACTCATCTGGCAGGAGTACAGCCCAGGGGCCTACCGCTACTTCACCGTCACGACGCCCAAGCCCCGCCAGATAGCGGCCCTGCCGTTCCGTGACCGGGTGCTGCAGCACGCAATCAACAACATCATCGAGCCGATCTTTGAGGCGCGCTTCATCTCCGACAGCTATGCCTGTCGCCCTGGGCGCGGCACCCATGCCTGCGCCAACCGCGTCGAGGGATTCTTGCGCACTACGCTGCGCAATCATGGGCGCATTTACGCCCTCAAGGCTGATATATCGAAGTTCTTCGCGAGCATTCACCGGCCGACGATTTTGAAGATACTGGCCAGGAACATTGCCTGCGAGAAGACGATGGCCCTGATCGCGCAGATCATATATGCAGATGGCGAAGAGACAGACTTCGGCATCCCAATAGGCAATCTAACCAGCCAGCTATTGGCCAATGTTTACTTGCATCAGCTGGATAACGAAGTGAAGCATAATGTCGGCGCCAAGCTTTATGCGCGTTATATGGATGACTTCTGTATTATCCATCATGACAAGGCCTACTTGCATGCAGTTCGCGCACACATTGAGGACTGGCTTCAGAGCAATCTATTGTTGCGCACAAACCATAAAACACAGGTATTCCCGGTTTCTATAAAGAATGGTGCCGCTCTGGATTTTGTTGGATACCGTATCTATCCGACCCATCGCCGACTTCGGCGAGACAGTATCAAGCGAATCAAGACAAGCTTGAAGCGGCTGCGAAAGCAGTATGCGGCCGGAAAGATAGATATGGGGAAAGTTCGCCCTGTAGTTCACAGCTGGATTGCGCACGCGAGCCAGGCGAATACCGAGGGGCTGCGGGAGAAGATACTTTCTACGTTTCGTTTTTCACGGCGTGCGCCGGCCCTGGCAGGCGCAGAAGAGGAGGGCAATAGCGGTGAGTGATGCCCATCTAAAGTTGCTGACCAAGCTGGAAGAACTGGACGCCTATACCCATGCCGTTTTACACCAGTTCCCGAAGCTAGAGCGCCACCTGCTGTGCGCCGAGTTGCGCAGCACCGTGGGCGGCCTTCTGCGCCTCACAATAGGCGCCTGGAAGCGCAAGCAGAAAGCGGCGGCCCTGTTCGATCTGGATGTGGAGATCGAGGTGTGCCGAGGGCTGATCAGGAAGGCCAGGGCGGCAGCGCGAGTTCGTCGTGAGAGGCCCCAAGCTGCGCCTCATTCAGGCGCCGCCGTTCGCTGACCGCGTAGTGCATCATGCCCTGGTTCAGGTTGTCGGCCCGCTGTACGAGCGTAAGTTCATTCACGACTCCTACGCCTGCCGGGTCGGCAAGGGCACTCAGGCGGCCGTGGCCAGGGCCCAGCACTTCATGCGGGTAGCGAAGCGCAACTGGGGCGATGACTGCTACATCCTGAAGGCGGACATCAGTCGCTTCTTCGCCAGCATCAGGCATCACGTGCTGCTCGCCGAGATCGAGCGCACGCTCGCCGATCGGGATGCGCTCTGGCTGTGGCGACAGATCATCGCCGGCTATGGGCACGAGTCCGGGATCGGCTTGCCTGTCGGCGCGCTGACCAGTCAGCTCGGCGCCAACATCATACTCAACCGGCTTGACCACTTCGCGAAGGATCAGCTGGGCCTCAAGTTCTACGTCCGCTACATGGATGACTTCGTGGCGATCCTGCCCAGCAAAGCGGCTGCTGCCGACGCCATGAAAGCCCTGGCCGGGGAGGTCAACGCCCTGTGCCTGGCACTGAATCCCAAGACCGCCATTCACCCCTGGCAGCGAGGGCTGGACTTCTGCGGCTACAGGATCTGGCCAACCCACATCCTGCCGCGCAAGCGCAACGTGAAGCGGGCTCGCCTGTCATTCCGGCAGCTGGCGACACGCTACCGGGCGGGCCAGGTTGACCAAGAGCACGTGCGCCAGCGGGTCAACTCCTTCCTGGCCTACACGAAGCACTGCAGCGCTGCCAGAACGGTAAGCGGGGTGCTGGGCGACCTTCGACTGAAGAGGGCGGCCGGCCCGGAAAACTGAGGGCTGATAGCGCATCGCCAGGCCACATCCTGCGGGCTCATGAACCTGTAGGAGTCCGCAATGCTGTTACTCAAGAACCTCGCCCTGGCTGCCGTCCAGTGGCTGTTGCTGCTGGTCGTCCGGGTGGCGCTGATCATCGTCGGCCTGCCGATGGTGGCCATCGCTATTCCATTCGCAACGCCCGGCGCCTCGGCCAGCGACGGCCGGCTGATCTGGAACCTGCCGCGCTGGGCATGGCTGTTCGGGAATGACTTCGACGGCCTGGATGGCGACAAACGCAACTGGTGGGCCGACAACTGTGACGCCCTGGTGCTGTTTGGCCTGCTGCCGCTGTTGCGCCGCCTGGGTGTCAGCTTGGCGCCGCTGGCGCCAACATCGTGGCTGGCGCGATGGTGGTGGGCGGCCGTCCGCAACCCGGTGAACAACCTCCGCTGGGTTCCCGGCTTCAACTGTCCGGTCGGCGACTGCCTGGTGACGCACTGGGGGAGTTTCACGGTGGAGGACAAGCCTGGGATGGGTGGGCTTCAGTTCGTTGTGGCGCGGCGCAGTGGGGGCGTCTCGCGGTGGTTCGGCCTGTACTGGGTACATGAATGGAGCCTGACGCGCGCACTTGTGCTGCGGCTCGGCTACAAGGTGAAGCCCGAGCATGCGTTTCGGATCGGCGAGCCGGCCAAAGGGATGACCTTCAAGCTGAATCTGGCCAAGGCGATCTGA